TTATTTTTTATAGCTAAATTCTTTCAAACGATTAAAAAAATCTTTAAATATATGCTCTGCAAATTTTCTTGATATTTCTGTTTTTGAATTCAAAGCTAGTTCTAATTTTGAAATTAGAGAAAAATATGCTTGCTGTAGTAGTGAGTCATCAGACTGATCTAGCTCAAGCAAAAAATTAACTGATGTATATAAGCTTTTGATTGTAGTGTCAGAAAGGGTATCAATAATTTTGTCAAGATCGTTAAGTTGTCTCTTTAGTTTTTGAACGTCATCTTTTTTTGAATCATCAAGAACTTGGGTTAGTACAGAGAGTTGCTCATCTTTTCCAAACTTAATTTTTTGTGAAACAAGATTAGCCTTATCTATAGGTGATAAATACGTCGCCTGTCCTTGAATATAACTTATCGGCACGCCAAAAATGGCTTCCATATTCTTCAAAACATTAATACGTGGAACTCTTTGACCTTTTTCATATAGGCTTATAGATTGCCGAGTTACATTCAATTTTTCAGCAAGTTCTGCTTGTGAAAGCCCCATATATTGACGTAGTTCTTTTATTTTATTCATTGTCTAATCACTTCCTAATACAGGAACATTTTACAGTTTTTAGTAACACAGTGCAACTTTTTGTTGACTGCAACATAAAGTTGCGTATAATATATTTTGTCAACAAAAAGTTGCTAGTCAGGAGGGTAGTATATGATGAAGATCACAAAACCGTTTCGCATGTCACTGGTCAAAGCAAAGGGAATGGACACAGTAAAAAAAATGTCAATTTCGAGCGGTGTTAATAGATGGACACTTTCAAACATATTAAATAGTCGAAAAAGCGAAGTTACTACGCAAACATATTGTAAGTTAGAAATTTGGTTAAGGAGAAAAAATGATGAATATGAAAAATAGTTTTCCACGATATATGACATATAAGCAAGCCATGGAGTGCTTAAATATCAAGTCATACAACACGCTTTACAAATATATTAAGCAGGGTTTACGAGTAGTTGCAATCAACGGTACAAAACGTATTGACCAACTAGACGCTGATAAGTTCATGGAAGCACATAAAATTTAATTGTACCGTGCGGGGGCAGAATAAATTTAAGGGAGGTGATTTTATGATAGCAACAACAATCTTATGGGCAATCAAGTTTATAATTGTGTCGTTTGTTGGCAACGTGGTGGTTAAGTTAATCAAGAACCCGCATCGTTATTTTGGAATGTGAGGTCAGTCGCATGGGAAAGCATACAAAAAAGACCTACTTTACTTTGGCGAGTAGTAGGTCTAAGAGTTAATCAAAATATGCTTTCCCTTATTTTAACATGAATAAGGAGAATGGAAAATGGATATTGAAGATTTACGCGGTGAAATCATAAAAATCCTTGGACTTCACCAAGCACTTTCCGATATTGTCGATAGTCTAAGTGATTCATTGGAAGAAAGCAAGCAAAAAAGCAGTACGGTTAAATACGAATTAGAATATGAAATCCGGCCATTGTCTTCTCTAGCGTGGGCGATCAATGACGAGTTAATTAAAATTAGCGATGCTACTGATGAATTAGCCATTAAACATGCTAGGGCTGGTGCTGAAAAATGAAAGAGTTCGCAACGCTTGATAAAGCAATTGAGCTGGCCCAACAAGGCTATGCGGTTTATCCACTAATTGAGAATACGAAGAAGCCACCTAAAGGGGTGGCCGGCTACCAAGCCGCAACTAGTGACCAGAACACCATCTTCGCATGGTTTAAAAAGCACCCCACTTACAACTTAGGCTTGCGACTAGATTTATCGGATTTATTAGTTGTTGACATTGATATGCACGAGCCAACTAAAAACGGTCGGACTAGCTTGGTACAACTATTTAAGCAAGGGCTGACGTTGCCGAAAGATACTTACATTGAACGGACGGCTAACGGCGGCGTCCATTACTTTTTTAAATACGCGGGTGCTAAGGTTCGCAAAATTGACGTTTGGCCCGGAATTGACTTGCTAAGTGACTTCACGGTGATTGCCCCAAGTGAGATTAACGGCAAACCGTATGCACCCTTAGGTGGCCGAACCTTGGCTGATATTAAGCCGGCTCCTAGATGGTTAGTCGATAAGTTGGCGGGGCAAAAAGTGAACTGGTCGTCAGAACGCGCCTATACCACACGCCAAAAGAAGTATACCGGTCGCTTGTTAGATGAAATGGTAACCGGGACAACCCAAGGTAATCGCAATGCTTGGTTAACTAAAATTGCCGGTCGTATGTTTGGCGTCGGTGCTGATCCCAAGACAGTCTATAACATGCTGTCAGTGATCAATGATTCGTTCGTTGATCCGGCACTACCAAGCAAGGAAGTTAATGTGATTTTTCAATCCATTTTAAAACGAGAGAGTAAGGGGGTTCATTAATGGGCAAAGCAATGGATTTACCAGCAGAGACCCGAGAAGCGGCCAATAATGTTATCAAAATGCAACGTGACGCTGATTGGCAGAATGATTTCAAAAAAAATTCGGACGATGGGATCAAAACACAGTCTCTTTACAATATCCGTTTAATTATGGAACATGACGAAATGTTGAAAGGACTAGTTGTCTTTGACGAGTTCTCGGAACAAATTGTCAAAACACCACAAGCAGACAATTCACTGTTCAAAAAAGGTTTTTGGAATGATAGTGATGACACGTTATTGAGAAGTTATATTGAAGATCATTACAACTTGTTATTCAGCAAGGAAAACATTACCGACGCGGTAGTTACAGAAGCACGCCGCAAGACAATCAATCCGGTTAAGGCTCGTATTGAAGCGGTAGAATGGGACGGCCAGCCACGTGCTGAACGTTATTTCATTGATTACTTAGGTGCCGAAGATAATCACTACACCCGCACCATCACTAAGAAATGGCTAACTGGTCTTATTGCCCGGGCCTATGTTCCCGGAGTCAAGTTTGAAATTGTCCCTATCTTAGAGGGAAGCCAAGGACTTGGCAAGAGTACGGCTGGTAAGAATCTATACCCAGATAAATTCAATGATTCGTTGAAAGGAATGGGGAAGCAGAAAGACGATTATCAACAGTTACAAGGTAGTTGGATTATTGAAGTTGCCGAGCTTTCCGCCATGAAAAAAACGGACGTTGAGGGAATTAAAAATTTTATTAGTGCACAATCCGACACATATCGGAATAGTTACGGCCGCTATGCGTTGCCACACCCGCGTAAATGCGTATTTATTGGCACGACTAACCAAACCGACTATTTAAAGGACGCGACCGGTGAACGGCGCTTCTATCCAATTAAATGTGGGGTTAACAAGGCTAAGCTAGATGTATGGCACCCGGACGAGAATTACATGCTTCAAGTATTGGCGGAGGCCGTGTACTGGTTTAGGAATGGCGAACCGCTATATCTGGATCAGGCCACCATGAAAGAGGCTAAGGCGTATCAGATGGCTGCGGAAGCTGTCGACCCTATGCGAGATGCCATCGAAGCGTTTTTAGCAATGGAAGTTCCCACAGATTGGGGAAAAATGAGTACCAGCTTAAAACAAAGCTATGTCAGTGACTACGGTCAGCAATCTAAGTGGCTACAAGATCAAGTTAGCAATGAACGGAAACTGCTCAATCAAACAACAACTCGGGAAATTATGGAAGTTGTCTTCCATAAAACAGTTGATCGTTATTTAACCGGGCGAACAAACTCGGAAGCTAAGCGAATTAAGTTGTTAATGGACAATATGGACGGTTGGAAAAGTCAACGAATGAGAATGAATGGTCAACGTCTACATGGGTATATGCGCGAAGTTTAATCAGAAATTTACCAAGTGGACCACGTTGGACCACCTAATGGACCACGTCAAGGGGTCTTTGAAGCGCTGATATATCAACGTTTGGACCACCGGACCACGTGGACCACGTTAAAAAAAACATTTCCAGTACAGGAAGAGAATAAAAGGAGTATAAAATAATGAAAATTAAGATGGTACATGCTGATAATGTTGATGAACTTTTTTCAAGAGTTCGGGAAGTTGACAAAGCACAAGATATTGACGATGAGTTGATAGACACTAGCCGTGATTTTATCAAAGTGAGCGATTCGAAAATGATCTATTGTGAAGTATTGGTTTATAGGACTGGTGATGACGATGAAGAACTATAATCTAAGCCGCCTAAATAAGCGGGTACAGTTTGGCACCGTCAAAACTATTCAAAATCCTATTAATGGAACTAGTAAACAACAATTCGTGACACTGTTCACTGTATGGTATGGTGAGTATACGTTGACCATCAGTAACACGATTAGCCTTACTGGTACGACTGCGACAACTAACCAGCTAATTGCGGTGCGCCATGACGATCGAATCACGACAACTTTGGAAGCAATATTAGATGGGGTTACGTATAAGGTTGCTGGTGTCAGTTCTGATAGTGATATGAATGCTTATGATGTGGTAACACTAACCAAGGTCAACGGTCATGGCTAAGCCAATGAAGCAATGTGAGCACCCGGGTTGTCGGACGCTAGTTGCCTATGACACACGCTACTGCGAGAAGCACCGCAAGGCGACTAACAAGTGGCGGTATCATAAACGCATGTACGATTCTGACGAAAGCAAGTACCAACAGTTCTACAAGTCTTCGGCATGGCGCAAGTTGTCACGGCGGTTCCTTGAAAACAATCCAATCTGCATACAATGCTATCAAGATGGTGTGATCCGTAAAGCCAATGTGGTAGATCACGTTATTGAAATCAAAGATGATTGGTCACGTCGCTTAGATGAAAGCAATCTCCAAAGTCTTTGCCATAGACACCATAACCGAAAAACGGGATTGGTTAGAGAACAACGGAAACAACAAACTAAATAATCAATGAGTGTTGTGCTGAAAGGTACGGCGCTTTTTAGTATCTGCTAAATTAACCCTATTACATACTATAACAGTAAATGTTCATTTTAACGTGGAACACGTGGAACACGTGGAACAAACATTGATATAAAAACACTTTGAAGACATACTAACGTGGCACATACGTGGAACATACCTGGCACAACGTAGCACACACCTGTCGTAACACACTAACTTGGTGCACTAGCTGACTCGCTAAGATGACGTGACAGGTTGCTTGTGCTACCTAAGCTTAACTTAGGCAATAGATCTGCGCAATACTGCGCTGAACTTTCAGCCGAGCTACTGAGTCGAAATTTTCGACCTAGTTAACCAACCCGCATTTTGCGTCTACGTTGCCAAAATTGGCAATGGACTGCGCCGATTTTTCGGCCGAGTGAACAATTCGGCTGAGGTTGGACAGCAAAGATGTTTCCTCACAAGTGCGGAATACTGCCCTGAATTTTCGGGTGAGTTAGTGAGTAGATATTTTCGACTTGCAATTCAAGTTGGCGGCTTAATTTTCGGCCACGAGACTAATTCAAAACAGCATGACAGCCCAGAAACGTTGATATGGGGGGCTATGGTCGACCAAAAAGGAGCGGACAGCATACTTTTGTGTTTATAAAAGTCCCTTTTTTAATTTGATTTTTTGCTGATTTTGCCGGATTGTGAAATATCCTTACTAATAATGCGAAATTTAAACGAATAAAAAGTCAGGGGGTAACATGTCAATATATACATGTTATTATTTGCACTTTTTAGAGATATGTGCGATAATATAGGTATAATAAACGAATTCTGGATATATGTATCAATCAGCCGCTATGGGATAACCCGTGGGGGCTTTTTGGTGCGTAAATTTAACGAAAGGAGTGATCCGAATGGGCCGAAAAGTAAAAGCCTTAGCTAGTATGAAAAAACATTTAACCAATGATGAGCGTGACCAACGTGAGGACGCAGAGAAAGCGTTATTTGATTATCCGGTGCTTGATTTAACCCCGCCAGATTGGTTACATGATCGGGCCTTAACTGAATGGCAACGGGTAGCGCCTTATTTAAAGGCCAATACCCCAATTAGTGAACTTGACCGGGCCATGTTAGCCAGTTATTGCCGCGCCTATGCAACGGTACAGACTTGCGAGAATGATATTCGTAAGAACGGGCTGGTACAAACTAATCAAGAGACTGGCGTACGTAAGCCGAACCCTTACGTGGCCTTGCAGTCACAAGCCATGAAAGATTTAAAAGCCTTAGCCAATGATTTAGGCATGTCGTTATCTAGCCGGGCGCGCATGGAATTAAACAAGCAAAAAGATGAAACACCCGAAGATACTTTCGAGGCGATGTTGTCATGATTGAATATGTTGACCAAGTTTTATCGGGCCAAGTGTTGGCTGGTCAAAAGATTAAATGGGCGTGTGAGCGATTTAAACGCGATTTAAGCCGTTCTAAGGACGACAGCTTCCCGTTCTACTATGATGAAGACAAAGCGGCACAGGCGGTTAAATTTATCGAATTAATGCCGAAGACTGACGGTAGCAAACTCACCATGCAACCCTTTCAAAAATGGATTATCAGTGAGTTATATGGCTGGCGTGAAAAAGCAACCGGTAATAGGCGCTACGATCGAGCGTTCATTAGTATGGCACGAAAGAACGGTAAAACCTATCTGGCTTCTGGTATGGCCGCTAATGGTCTTTTAAGAGAACGTCAGCCTGCTCGTAACCGACAGGTATTATTCGTCAGCAACGCCCTTAAACAAGCTAAATTAGGCTACGACATGCTTTCAAGTGGGCTACGGCAAGTCCGCAAGCAATCGAAGTACATGCGGCAACGGATTAAGGTGCAAAAACAAGCCATTACTGACTTAGAAACTGATTCGCAAGCCTTGGCCCTTGCCAGTGATACCAGTACGCTTGATGGTTATGCCGGCACCACAGTTATTTTAGATGAATGGCATGAGGCCAAAGACCGCAAGGTGTACAACGTTTTAAAGTCTGGTCAAGCGCAAGAGGATAATTCCCTGCTGGCGGTGATTTCCACCTCGGGCCTTAACCTTAACGTTCCAATGCACGCCGAATATGACATGCTGACGGACGTTTTAAAGGGCAAAACTGAAGCTGACCGTTATTTTGTGGCAATCTGGGAACTGGACGACCGCGAAGAAGTTTACGATCAAGCTAATTGGATCAAGGCAAACCCGTTATTCAGTGAACCACACGTTAAGCAACGCATGACGGAGAAAATTCAGGCCGATGTTGACCTTGCAATTAAGCAAAATAACCTTATTCCGGTACTGGTTAAGAATTTCAATATGTGGTTGCAAGCCAGTGAGGACAGCTATATTTCAGCCGACGATTGGGCCGCTGGTAAATTGGCCAAGGTACCCGACTTACATAATCGTGACGCCTATATTGGCATTGATTTATCAAAAAGTAATGACTTGACCGCGGTTAGTTGGTTGATACCAATTGGCAATGGTCAGTTTTATTGTGATAGTCATTCGTTTGTGGGCACTAAGTACGGCCTTGATTCTAAGATTAAACGTGATGGGATTGATTACCAGTCAATGGAGCGGGCGGGTGAGTGTAGTATTACTCGATTAGATAGTGGCATTATTGATTATGACGAGCTATTTGATTTTGTACAAAAACTAGTCGGAAAATACAACTGGAAAGTGAAAGCCGTCGCGTATGACCCGTATAACGCGCAAACGTTAATTACAAAATTCGAGAAATTAAGCTACCCACTGTTTGAAGTGCGACAAGGCACCAAGACTTTGAATATTCCAACCCGCAATTTTCGTGATCAGCTTTACGATGACAAGATTAAACATAACGGTAACAAGATTCTCGCTTATGCGGTCAATAACGCCATCTTGAAAGTGCTAAACAATGGTTGGCAACTAGATAAAGCCCGCAATAGTAACCGGATTGACCCGATTGCGGCGTTGATTAACGCGTTTGTAGCGGGTATGGACTATTACCAAGAAAGTGAGGATCAACAACATGCAGAAGATTACTACAAAACAGCGACTGCGGCAGATTTGTTCTGATTATGTACAAACGATCTTGTTAGTGATTGGCTTAATCTGCTTAGTGATTGGTTTTGGCTGCTGGATCAGTTGGCAAGCGGGGTTAATATTGGCTGGGATAGCCATGATTCTGTTGGCCTTGCTAATTAATTATGAAAAGCAAAGAGGTGATTAAATGAGTTTCTTCGTTAAAAGCAGTACCACCAGCGGCACGCATGATCCGGTAGCTGACGCCTTGGTTAGTTTATCAAGCAATGACCCGTATACGTTTGTGAGTGCGGCGGTACTGCGTAATAGTGACATTTACGCGGCGATTAATATTATTGCGAGCGATATTGCCAGCAATCCGATTGTTTGCGATACGGCCATTTTTAACACGATGATTAATCAGACCCCCAATAGCCAAATGGACGGCTACCATTTCAAATATGCGTTGGCGGCCAACCTGTTACTAAATGGTAATAGTTTTGCGGAGATTTTGCCTAATCACACACTTAAATTCGTACAAAATAACCAAATAACGGTTGAACAAGATGACGTCAGTGGGGCGTTGACCTACACCTATACCCCGATTGGTGGTAACAGTCGTCAGATCACGCCTAATAACATTTTACATTTTAAATATTTCACCAAAGACGGCGTATCGGGAATTAGTCCTCTATATGCCCTCAAAGATGAGCGCCAGATTCAGTCGGCCGGCAATAAATTGCTAACCGGCTTTTTTACTGCTGGTGTGCACGGCACCACGATTATTAAAGTCCATCAATCTGATTTAGGGCCGGAAGCTAAGGGCAATATTCGCAACCAGTTTGATGAAGCCAATACGGGTGACAACGCGATCAACACGATTGTGACCGATGACACGATGGATATTAGTAACTTAGGCTTAAATACCGATGTGTTAAAACTGGTCAACTCGAATGACTGGACGACCCGACAAATTGCTAAAGCCTTTGGCTTACCACCGGAGCGCTTAGGGGTTGAAAACGATCATTCTAACCAAGAACAAAGTGGTGTGCAGTATCTACAAGGTACGTTGCAACATTACTTTGATAGCTTTACCAGCGAGCTGTCGTTCAAGCTTGGTCATGACTTTACGTTTAACACGGACAAGTTATTGAGCCTTGACCCGCAAACTCAGCAAGCCCAAGCCGTGGCCGGTTATACGGGCGGAATTATGAGCCGCAATGAAGCTCGGGCCAAGATTGGCTTACCCCCAACTGATGATGGCGATATTTTCCTAAACTTACAAAAGAATGGAGTGAATACGAGTGAAGAATAAGCAACGATTTACCTTGGCGGCCGAACTGAAAGCCGAAAAACGTGACGCCGTCCCAACCGAACCCGAAAATCAGGATCAGTCTAATCCCGGCGAACCAGCCACGCAAGCCCAACAAGTTGACGGCAAGCCAGTTATTTCTGGTTATGCCGTGGTGTTCAATAGCCCCTCATTGAAAATGAGTACGAATGATGGCACCGAATTTGTTGAAATGATTGATCCCGCCGCCCTTAATGGCTTGGACTTATCAAAATTAGTCCTATTGAATAGTCATAATTGGGCGCAACCGTTAGCTCGGGCCGACAATGGAACCCTCACCACGAGCGTTGATGATACGGGTTTAAAGTTTACGGCGGAGCTAGACCCTAGCGTTAGTTATGCGATGGATACGTATAACAATATTAAAAATGGGGTAATCGGTGGGTGCTCGTTTACCTTTGATTTAGACAATGGCGATGATACTTGGACGCAAGATACTGCGAGCGGTCAAGTTACCCGGACAGTCAATCATATCAAAGACTTATACGAATTAACGACTACGGCTATTCCAAGTTATGGGCAGTCGAGTGTTCAGCAAGTGATTCAAATTGAAAGTCGTAGTTACGAAAAATTTATCAATCAAGCAAAGGAGCCTGACAACATGGCAAAACAAACAATTATTGATCCCAATAACAATGACAATGGCAACGAAAACAAGACCGGCATTCCCGCCTTTGAACAATATGTACGGACGCACGGGGAAACCCGAGACGGCTTAAAGACGGACGGTGCCAGTGCCGTTATCCCTAAGGAACTGATTACCCCCGTTTTCCAACTAAAGCAATCTAAGTACAACCTTGCCCAATATGCAACGGTTAAGCAAGTTTCTAGCGGTTCGGGGACTTATCCAATTGCCACTAGTCAACAATCTGCGGTACTGGCTACTAAGGACGAACTCGCCGATATTGCCGATGTTGACGCGAACATGTTTACGGAAGTACCGTTTGATGTGAAGACCCGGGCGGGTAAGATTGCCTTATCTAATGAAGTGGTGGAAGACGCCGAAGTTGATATTGTCAGCGAAGTTAAAACCCAATTACAACAATTGGTTGATAACACGGACAACACGCAGATCATGGGCCTGTTAACGGGTAGCAACTTTACTAAAGCAACGGCCACAAGTATTGATGATCTTAAAAAGATTTTCAACGTGACGTTAGATCCCGCCTTGAGCAAAATGTGGTTAGTGAACCAATCCGGGTTCAATTACCTTGATACACTCAAGGACACCGAGGGTCGTTACTTATTACAACCTAACCCAACAGCACCCAGTGGTTTCACCTTATTAGGTGCGCCAGTCGTCATGATCAGTGACAAGTTATTGGCCAACAATGCCGACGGGACGTTCCCAATGATTGCGGGGGACTTATCACAAGCGGTGGCTGTCTTCCGGCGTAACCAAGTAACCGCCCAATGGGACAAGTTCGACCAGTTTAGTCAAGGACTTTCCGTCATTGTGCGGAACGATTATGAAGTGATTGATAAGACCGCTGTAATCAACGTGGCATTAGGAACTGCAACTGCTGGTAAATAAGAAAACAAAATAAGTAAGATTTCAAGTGGAAAGTGATATTATGATGATAATACTTATCAAGCTTTAATCTTGTGTGCAGTTATATTCTAGGAGTGATTCTATGAAAAAAACATTTATTCTAGCATACAGTGGTATTATCATCACGTATGTCTTTGCTGCATATGTTGTCTTCAGGGTGCTTGAAGCAATCTATTATGCTCTGACTTGGTAACAAAAAGGCCATGACTTCAATGTCATGGCCTTTTGTGATAAATATGTGTTCTGGGACTGCTCGGGCTGGGATCGAACCAGCGACCTCTTGATTAACAGTCAATTATTCTACCGCTGAACTACCGAGCAATTAGTACTCTTTATTTATACCATATAATTTTATGAGAGTAAAGTTAAATTTATGAGGAAGTGATTAGTTGTCAGTGACTGTAGACGACATTAAACTAAGTTTACGAATTGATGTGACCGAAGATGATCCAATGATTCAAAGTTATTTAGAAGCCGCCAAGAACTACGTGCAGACGGCTGTTAGCAAGAATGAAGATTTAACTGTCTACAAACAGTACGATTTTGCGGTGTCCTTGCTGACGCAATTCTGGTATCAAAATCGAGTAACCGATATGACAAAGACACCGTATCAAGTTGTTAGTATGATTCAACAACTGCGTGGAAAAATTGAAGCTTAGGCTTGACATATGAAATGATTGGTACTAAGGTTAATGCTGTAATTGTCCTAATATTACTTTCCTATAATAACGGCGATTATCATATCCTATAGTGAGAGGCTCTCCCCCGAGCCTCTTTTTTATACATATATCTGGAATTAGAAAGTGTGATTCCAATGCGCCAAGATGTTAAGAAAATTCGCAATTTATTAAAGCAATATGCCAAACTAAAACGTGATTTCACGGCTTTTAATCAGGTTTCTAGTCCCTCGCTCGATGGAGTATCAAGCCATAGCAGCCGAAACGGCACTGAAAGCCGCCTGATAAACTATGTTGACTTATCTTACCAGTTAAAAGAAGTCGAAGACTCCCTCAATGCAATTGATGACCCACAATATCAATTTATCTTACATGATTACATCATTGAGAAGCGGTTCAGCCGCAACGAGGCTTGCCAGCGATTATCAGTTAGTGTCAGCAAGTTTAATTATATGAAGAATGAAGCATTACACGCTTTTGCAAAATTTTACAGTGATCTAACGGTTTGAATGCTACTATAGCCGAACTTCAACAATTTTACTGTATAATTAATAATGTGCAGTTAAATATTTACTGGAGTGTCCTTGTAAATGAGTTATTTCATTAAAAAATGGTTGTTCGAAGTTACTGTAAATATTACATTGTTGATTGTTCCGGCATATTTGATAACGTGTAGCATATTACAATATGGCCGCATGGCTTTCAGCTTGTCTATGCCGGTGACTGTTTATGGGCTAAGTTTATTAGCGTTTAACTTTATGATTCTGTCAGTATTTGACTTTATTCAGTGGCCGTTTGATTATCATGAACCTAAAACTATAAGAAAGGTTATTTTTGTGATACACATTACTATTACAGTCATTGCCTTGATAATAAGCGTTAGACTAATGGCCTAATGAAAAAAACTGCTAACCAAAGTTGGCTAACAGTCACTGCCCCGCGCAAGTATTAAGTCACTGGAAACAGTGGCTTTTTTTGTTATATTTTTGGCTGTCCTTTTGGCTGACTTTTAGTGAAAAGAGATGACAATTAATGATAAACTAAAGTAATAAAAAAGCTGCAATCACGGTGTTTTTGACAACCAATGATAACAGCTGATAACGAATATTGGGTATACTGGGCTCGAACCAGTAAATTACGGATTCAGAGTCCGCTGCCTTACCAATTTGGCGAATACCCAATAACAACTATTTAATAGTAACTTTTCCAGCAAATACTGTCAAGACTTTGCTGAAACTTTGTGTCTATTTTTTGCATTTTTGCTTGAATATCGTATCAGTTGGTGGCTAAACTAGTTAAATGGAAGGTGAGTGTATGTCGAAGTCAGAATTAGATCATTTATTCGATCATCTGCGACAACAATTGATCGTATGGGCGGTCACGGCCATCGGATTAGCAGTTATGCGCAGCTTTTTGTTACCCCAATTATTGACTTTCGTTTTTTGGTGTAGTGTGGCCTACTGTTTGCTCTTATTCGTTGGTTTAGTTGTTGTGACGATTTTTAGGTGGCAAAAATCTTAATTATATTTGACAAGCCGCTTATCATTCGGTAAGATAATAAATGAATTTGTGCCCGCTGGTCAAATTGGTTAAGACGTCGCCCTCTCAAGGCGGAGTTACGGGTTCGATCCCCGTGCGGGTGATAAGTTGACAAATATAGAGAAACGACAAAGCACCAAAACGCTGATATAAAGGCGTTTTGGTGCTTTTGTTTTACACTCGAAAACCACTCAAACACGATATGTTCTTCCACGATTCTTCCAAAAACGAAAAAAGTAGTCAAAATATAGCAGTTTTTGGAAGAAAAATTAACAAATGATTTTGTAATCCCTTGTGGCACAAGGAATACAGCAATCACAAAATTATCATTTTCTAAAATCCTTCATCCATTAGCTCAGTGGCCTTCTTATCTGATACGCCGTTTTCTTCTTCAATAAGATGGACGTAGGTGTTAACGGTCGTTTCTAGTTTCTGATGTCGAAGGCGATGTTGAACATAGGGAAGGGACTCATGATTTAAGATAAGAATCGAAGCGTGTGTGTGCCTCATGGCGTGTGTTGTAACTTTGTTGATCTTTAGACGGTTACAAATACGTCCTAGCTCTTCGTTTGCATTCCCATTGCCCACGATTTTTCCTAGTTTAGACCAAAATACGAGGTTCTTAGGATTCTTCATTTCGTGCAATTCTAAATAATCCTTCTGCATGTTACGATAGCTCCTCATAAAACGACAGTAGGCGGGTCCTATGGTTATATCTCCATCGGCCTGTCCATTTCCCTTAGTTGGACGAAAAGTCTGTCTACGGGCGTCCCACTGCTGTTTAATGTGAACTATTCCATTATTCAAATCCAAATTATCCCACGTCAGACCAGCAGCTTCCTCGAACCTGGTTCCAGTTTCTAATTGAAACAGCATCATCAGCATAGTCATGTGATCATAATCAGCCGTTTTAATGAGGTATTTACGCAGTTTCTTATAATCGGACAGCGTCAAATACTTTTCCTCTACGGGCTTAGGAGGGCGTCCAGTGACATGTGCTTTGTAAGCAAAGTCTCGTTTTAGAATACCATCAGCTACGGCGTCCTTGATTGCAGTGTGTACTTGTTGATGAAGCTTGTGAGATGTGGCAATTCCATGACTGCGGCCAAATTCATTCAGGAACTTCTGGTAATCTGGACGTTTAATTGCGCTCATAGGTTTATCCTTAAAATATGCAGAGACGTGGCGCCAGTTGCCCATATATAGCTCGTGAGTATGACGCGATACACCATCAGTCTTATATATTCTGATCCAATCAAGAAAGTAGTGCTTTAGACTCTCAGTGCTACGTGATAAGTCAGCACCTTCCAGCATAGCATTTTTAGTTTTAGTTTCCCACTCAACAGCGTCAGTTTTGCGCTTTTCTAAATGAGTAACTGACTTATAGTTACCGTCATCATCTTTATAAGAGACACGGGCTTGCCATTTACCATTATTAAGTTTGGTTACTGACATGTTTTATTCCTCCCAACTGGAAATAACAATAGTTTATCATTTCCGAACGTATGTTCTTTTTCGTGCTTAAATAAAAGCCCTTAACTAGTAAGAACTCTTATGCCAAACTTTTAACCATTTTTAAAAACTGATGTCGTTGGGGCATTGTCATCAGATTAATATTTAGCTTGCAAACTCTGGGTAACCAATCAATACTAAAAATTGACAGAATATCAATTGATGAATACAATTCTTTTTCAGAAAAGTCAGAACCTTCACAAATTATTTGTTGTAGATAAACCGTTAAATTCTTAGTATCAGTATATTTTGAATGCAAATCGTCAGATTTGTGTTTAAATATATTGTTTATCTTATCAATGCTAACTTTGAAATCGATATTCATTTTATAGTCCGATGTTGTTTTAATACCGAATTCCCAAAGATTACGATATGACGACTTAGAAATTTCTGTCACATTGACAGAACTATCAACGAGTTGAACATAAACTATTTTTATGATTTCTTCTGATAGCTGTCTGAAGCATGTAGAAATAAAAAGGTCTTCACATGTTGGAATTGCGTATAGTAATTTCAGTACTGACTCTTTAGCTTTTCTTGCTTGCGACCGAAGTGCAGGAGAAGCGGTTGCATCATAATCAGAGATAACATCAAACACTGCTATCATTTGAAATAAGCGAAGTATTTTTCTTCTCTGAAAATGATTTAGAATGAATGATTCCGAGAAAAAGGTTGAACAAAATTGAATGTAGGTCTTAATTTCATGATTATAAAAATCCTCCATAATTATCCTCGATCAAATCTTTGAAAAAGGTCGTCTACTGAATTACGCTTATTAGTTTTTTTGGATGTGTCTTTTGAAACAGTGTTGTTATCAGTAGTAGTGTTTTCTGAAATAAATGATGAATAATGAAATTCTAGTTTTGATAATGAAGCTGAATCAGCTTTTTGAATAACTCGAAGCATTCTAGAAATTACTACAGAGCGACTTTTATATACATAATCCTTGAAAATAAGTGTTTGATTTCTATGAAGTGGGTAAACTTTTTCTAATTCACTTAATAGCGGCGTTAGGAACTCTTTTAAATTAATATTGAGTTTGAAAAAATGTGTTGAAAGCAATAATGTCGTGTATCCCGAGTAGAGTAAAGAACGCTTGTACTCGGAATCTTTAGTTTTAGATATATTCTGAATATTTCGTTTTAAAATATCAATCTCACTCATGTCCATTTATCCTCTTTTCAAATTCTTTAACGAGTTTATTTAGGTTGGGCTTCGATCCTTTTTCTGCATTAGAATTGTCGATAAAATAGCCAATATCGTTTTGTAAATATTGGTTATGCAGAAAAGTAGTGTTGAAAATGCCAATTTGCTGATTCTTTAGTACTTTGCTGGATGAAATATCTTGAATGATATTCTTGATTCCTGTTGAAGGTTTTGATTTAATATCAGTTAAAATTATTCCCAAATTTTTTAAAGGCCGTTTTTCAAAAAAAATAAAATTATCTGATGTAATTGCTTCGACAACTTTATTTAGCATATTTATACCTAAAATCGAGTACGCTTCTGGTTTTACTGGAACCACATAAAAGTCACTTGGTTTTAATGCAGCAACTGTATAAGAAGAATAAGTAGGTGGACAATCGATTAAGATATAGTCGAATTTTGAACGCAACTTATGTGCACTGATAAAATTATAAATTCCATTCTCAAGTTGTGTACTATTCAAATTTCTAGTTATAAATTCAATTCCCAATTCACCTGGGATAATGCTTAGACTGGTATTTGGAAAAGTTAATATACATTCTTCAGGACTTGCAGGCCCACTTACGCTACTTTCAAACACTTTTTTAATTGATGCGGTTGAAACCTTAGTAGTGTTGCTATTTACTGCTTGATCTTTGGTATCTGAATTGTTATCTTTGGTATCTGAATTGTCATCATTGTACTGTTTTTTTAGCTTTTGGGCAATTTCTTCTGATTGGGCGTAGTTAAAGTGCTTAAAGACGGATTGAGTCAGATTTATTTGAGGATCCACATCAATCAGTAATACTTCTTTATTGAGCGAGTTTGATAGTCGAAAGCCAATTTCTTTAGTTAGGGTAGTTTTTCCTACACCACCCTTCATATTAATAAACGAAATCACTTTAGCGTTATGTGTGGCTTCTTCTGGTTCACTCATTGTTAGACTCCTCCAATATTTTTATTTTTCTGAATTTTTGATCGTTAACATGGTCAAAGCGAGTGACGGGAATCGGACCCGCGACTACAGCTTGGAAGGCTGTCGTTTTACCACTAAACTACACTCGCATAAGAGCCAACAATGGGTTTTGGTCGGCTCAACAGTTAATTAGAATGTACCTAAAATTATTTTTGCTTAAGACGATCAACCATATCTCTTTCCATTCCTTGGATTATGCGGCCACATTCTTTCCTTGAGTAGCTATCTTTTGTAAGATAAACGAAAGCATACAGATTAATAAAAGAGGTTAAGTCATTAGTAATGTTATCTATGAGTTCATATTTCGACATATCTTTATCCATAATCTTACCTTCTTTCTTTTAAAAGTGGGTGGCAGGGATTGAACCTACATAACAATTTCAAACGAGAGAGAAGGGCTGAAATCGTTATTCTACCATTGAATTACGCCCACGCGATGTACGTACTAAAGTAAGCGGTAGTATGGGTTATTTGTTACAATGCGAGCGGCAGGAGTCGAACCTACATCTGTTAGTATCTAGTTAGCAATTCAAAGGAGTACTGTTCTACCGTTGAACTACGCTCGCGTGAAAGCCCGGTGAGGGGCCTTGTGAACATTATTTTGGTAAGTGATCTACGGCATATTGTGCTTGTGACTGAGTAAATTGCTCACCAGCTGACGATGTTAATTGGTCAAGAATTGCACTACGTGACATGGACATTTCACTTTGGTAGTCCTTCGCTTTTGCTAGAGCGTTAGCGTTCCAATCAATATTAGTTAAGTGGTTAATAGCATATTGAGCAGATTCCGTAGTAAAGCCTTCACCGGAATCTGAAGTAAGCTGTTCGTATACGCCTTGTTTTGACATGTTCATTTCGGTTGCATAATCCTGAGCTTTTTCTAAAGCAGCTTTATCCTCTGAGCTGACTTTACTGGAGCTAGTTGAGCTGTTGCTGGAAGATAACGATTCAGAATCATCATTTTTATCAATATTAGATGATGAGCTAGTCTCTTTGGAACTTGAAGAACTTGCTTTTTTAGAATCTTTTTTGGAGTCATCCAGACTATTCTGATAATCTGCTTGGGCCTTAGTCAAGGTTAACGTATATGGTTTTGTTTTCTTAATTTGTTTACGTACATGGGCAGGGATAGTATCCGTGTCTTTTTTTTCATAATTTTCTAGGGCAACAATATAGACAGTTACTGTATCTCCTGCATGTCGTTTGCTTGCATTAAAGGCTTGTAATGGTTCAATATATGCTGAAAAATTACCGTCTTTGACCTTAGCCCACTTAATATCATCAGATGTTGAAATCGGCATGTCAGTTATTGCATCACTAGAACTATCTATTATGACAGCTGCAATTTTTGAGTTATTTGGGGCTTTTGTTTTTCCCTTAATAAGCCAATCTGTGTTGTGTACAATTGCTTTTGAAACAGTAACTTTCAAATCCTGAGTGCTATAAACTTTTGTGTTCTGGCTATCTGATGTGCTAGTTGTTTTGCTTGAATTTTCAGAAGTAGGGTCAGATGTAAAAATCGCTACTAGAATAACAATGAAAATACTACAAATTGCTAAAATCACTTTAGACTTTTTGCTATTGTTAAAAAACTTAAAGTTAGTGATAGTAATTATCTCCGAGCCATACAATCCTAATAGAATAAAAAGTATTCCCATGATTAAAGCTGCTGGTGCATGGAAAGATGTCAGAACTATAATAATACCAAAGATGGCAAGTATCTGACTCCATAGTTTCTTTTTAGAAAATATAAAGCCGAACAGACAAATAATGCCTCCCAAAAATGACAATAAACCTAATGTAGACATGTTTTTAACTCCTCCAAATTAATATTTCCCCAAATAGAAATCCCCATGATGATTAAATTCTAACCCCCTGGCTTTTAATGACATCCTGACTGGTCAATGTGAGTGGCAGGAGTTGAACCCGCATGGCAATAAGAAATAAAGGAAGGGTATCCCATAAGAAGTTGCCGTTCTGCCGTTGAACTACACCCACGTTTGTAATCAATTAGTGATGAAGCTTTTTATAGAGAAAATATGCAACTAATGCTGATATAATTGCCACAAATAATAGCTCAGTGCTCCACTTAATAGAGGACAGGCTTTTTAAAAAATAAGTTAAAGAATTGAACATTGGTGATTCTCCTGTGTTTGATTGAGTTAAGAATCTCTATGCGAGCGGCAGGAGTCGAACCTGCATTGGAAGGTAGGCTATATTTGAATTAAAGGAACCATTCTACCGTTGAACTACACTCGCGTGAAAGCCCAGGCAGGGGGCTTTTGTTTGGTTATGAGCTTGTCTACTTGATTCCGTATTTTAAGAATTGGGTCTGTAGTTCGCCAGAACTCTTCATTGAATCCGGTGTAGTTTCAAAAGCTTCCTTTTCAGACATTCCATGCTGTGTTTTATATAATACCGGTGAAACTCCGTATTTATTTAAAAATCCTGTTAGTGTATGTTCATCCATTGAAATTGATGAGCTATTTTCATTCGCCGAGGATTCTTGATCAACAGATGAACTAGCAGCTACTGATGAGCTGGATGCTTTTTGTGAGGCTGAATTAGCTTGTGCTACACTGGTTGAACTTGCTTCAGCCACGCTAATAGAGGCAGCTCTACTGCTTGATTCAGCAATTTTCTTTTTGCTTTCAGAGTCAGCTTTGCTCTCTGAACTTGCTTTTTTCTTGGATTCCAATTTAGCGGAGGTTTTCTTCTTGGCAGCAACGCTATTTGAAGCTGACTCACTGTTTTGTTGTGATGTTTTAGTATTACTGCAAGCTCCTAGCGTTAAAGCAGCTAACACGATGGCACTAAAAATTAATTTCTTTTTCATACTAATATCCTTCCAAATTAATGTTTCCCCAAATCCAATTTCAATAACATTATTGCTTTGATTCTGTGCTAATAGCTAAACTCTCTCGATACTCTTCAGCCTCAGGAGCTTCTTTGAAATCTACAGTCAAATTGCTGTATTTTTTTAATTCATCTTCAATTTCGTTTATGGAAATGTGAAAATATTCTTTGCGATTGTTAACCATGTTGACACGCTTTTGTGAAAACCGCTGGTGTAGTTCAGATTCTAATTGGTATGCATTTTCACTAAATATTAATGCATGTACGTCAAACTTAAACGGAACCGAAGCACTTCCGAGCTCGTTGATACGATCCATTGGATCTAAGCGGCGGGTTACACCAATTTTGAAGACATTTTTACCAAACGACCCAACATTAGAGATGATATAAACATATCCGGCGGTTGCGTTTTCTTCTCGATAATCCACCGCTGCCTTTTTATCTTCATATTGTGTTAGTTTTTGCTTTAATTTTTCAATTTCGGCTATTAATCCCTCGTTGCGAGGATCTTCAGTTTGTCTTTCTTGAAGTTCTTGAATTGCTTTTGAGTAATGATCGATCTGTTTATTAAGCATTTTTTGTTGAGCTTTAATTTCCCGTTGCAAAGCTTTTTCTTCTTTTTCCCGTGCTCGCTGTTCACGAAGCTTATCTTTTTCTTCTTGAACTTTTTGTCGGTACTCAAAAGCTAGATGAAGTTCTTTCAATTTGAGCTGTAAGTAATTGTTGACCATGCTGATTTCAACAACTTCATACATTTTATTGTGCTGATTGAATGAGCGAATGATCCTTGTTCTGATGCGATCAAAATTTGAATATGATACTTTGTTGATAGCATCTGTACATTCGTTATTAAAGCTACGAAGGATGGCCTTTATATTATTACGATTCATCTTTCTTCCTTGTGCTATGCTTCCGTTGACTTGCCAATGATTGTTAAAAATACAAGCAGCTTTATTTTTGATTAGATTCTTTTGTTGATCACGGATTTCTTGCAATCTGTCCTTGTAGCCTAAGGAATCAGAAAAGTCATATTGCGGTTGATATAGGCCATATGAACTCATTTCTAAATCAGGAGAAAGGTCACTAATGTCGGCTTTTATTTCGTTAAGCATGTCAGACTGTTTCTCAATTTCAGATAGTGCATTGATACGCTTTTTGTCAGCGAGATCAATCTGTTTGTCTAATTCATCAAGTGTTTTGCGTTTAGAATTAATGAGTTGGTCAAGTTGTTCAGGCTTCATTTGCTGTAATGATAGCTTAATGTCGTTCTGTTTTTTCAGCTTATCAATGGTTTCCTCTAATTGAACAATTTCCACTTTTGATTTTTGAATAGTATTTTTAAATTCGCTTATTCTGAATAAGTCACCTAGTGACATGAAAATTCCTCCAAATTAATTGATATTAATCTCCGTCGAATGGTACCCCGTATTGATAGGACAGTTCTCTGTATGAATAGGGAATATGGCCATTCTCCTCAATAAACAACATTCCCATCAATCCAACTGAAAATTCATCAGCTTCACGTTCAAACTTAGAATGTCCATGTTTAACGGAAGTGTAGTACCCAATCAGCCCCTCATGGAATATAACGTGTCCTAGTTCGTGACCGAGTATGAAATACTGTGTAGGCGTGTGTTTAATAGAATTATTGAGTAGTATGATAGGCTCTTGGTTGTCATAAGCATTTTTACCCAGAGGCATTGCCCCAAAATCACACCATTCCACTTGTATGTTAAGCTTTTCCGCAATTACAAACGGGTCCGCTGTGTGATAACGATTGACAATAGCTTTAACGATATCTTTTACTCTATCCATAAGTACAACTCCTAATCATGCTTGTGGCGTTTCCAGAATATTGTTGCCATGGCCACACGCACTTGTTGTTTTTCTTCTTCAGTAAGATCTTCACCCCCATAGGTCATCGAACCCTCATTTGCTTCAAGAAAATCCTTCAGGTCAATGGTATCTTTCTTGGTTGCCCATTTTGGCGTGCCATTTTTTCCAAGCAAGTAGTCAGTTGTCACGGAAAAACGATCTGCAATTTTAGAAAGTGTTTCAAGATCAGGCTGTCGTTTTCCTTGTTCATAGGAAGCCAGTGTTGTTTTGGCCATGCCTAATTGCATTGCTAATCTCTCTTGCGTTAGACCAGCTTCTCTTTTTCGTAATTCTTTAAGGCGTTCAGCAAACATTGATAGGCCTCCTTCATTAATTATAAGATTACTACGCATAATGCGTATTTTGTACATAAATGTAAAAAATACTCGTTTAGAGTATTTTTACGTTGACTAAGTACGCGAATTGTATTATATTAGTAAGCATCAAAGGTACGCGAAACGTATTACTTAGTTAGGAGGTGTTAACATGCGTCATTGGTTAAAAGAGTGGAGAGACATCAACGGACTAACGCAAAAAAAGGCTGCTGAATTTCTCGATATGCCAGAGACAACTTTAGCGTCTTACGAACAAGGGCATAGAACACCAAGTGTTGGTAGAGCTAAGAAAATGGCTGTAAGAATGAACGATATATCGAAAAAAAAACGTGTTAAATGGACTTATTTTTTTGAAGATAAAGTACACAATACGAGTAAATAAGGAGATGCCAAAATGAAGCCAATAACAAGAGATGCTTTAATCAATGCACTAGCAAAGGTTAAGCCAGAAACACCAAGAGTAATGTTTGAGGCACTAAGCGATAAAGCACTAGATGCTGAATTCCGAGCGGTAACGGCCGAGTATAACGAGCAAGCTAGCCAACTTATGTCAGTTTCATATTAGGAGGTGCGAACATGTCAGATACGATATTGATTCGGCATGAGGCTCCAAAGGGTTTCCAATTCATTAGCGAAGAAGAATACGAGAGATTCCAAGCCTGGAAGCAAGCACAACTTGGTATTCGTACTTGGAAGCTTAAAGATTTGGCCAAGTATAAATACGGAACCAAGTCAACCGAACGAGCCTCACGATATTTAACCAAGCATCGCCATGATTTGGATATTGAACAGGGGGGCTTCATTGATTATGTGAATACCCATAACGGCTGGCAGATCCCAGCAGCTGAGATGATGGATTACCTATTAAGCCATCCCGACTAACTAAATTATAAGTGAATTACACGGAAAGGCCATATAAAGCCCTTTCCAAAATACAGAGGTGTAGGTATGAAGAACAAGTTTGCAGAGCAATTGTCATTAGCGTTGGACAGGCATAAAGAATCAACACAGCAGCAAGTTGCCGACGGGACGCATATTTCTCCCGGGCAGTTGTCACGATTGAAAAACGGGTCAAGGAACACTGATCCACAAATTCGGAAGTCGTTAGCAAACAAAATTAACGATTTTTGGCTTAGCTATTCTGGTGCTCGTGAGAATTTCGGAGTGCTGTCATTTCAGAATGACAGGCGTCTAAAGGGTGATATGTTCTCAGCCCTAATGCGTCAGAAGAAAGAGCAGCAAGAACGAGAGGCAATGGAAGCTGAGTTTGAGAATGCTATTGCGATTAATCCAAATGATCGGACACCAGCGCAGCAGCTAGTTATTGAACGTTATCCACGTGAATACGCTGAAGAGATTAGCGCCGAGATAACTGATTTAGCTAAGAAAGCTGAGTATGCCGGTATTCCAATGGATAAATTGCAGGAAGTAATCGATAAAGTCAATCAAGAAAATGGCTAGGAGGAAATAGCAATGATTGAAGGAGCATTAGTAGGCTGTGCGTTAACTGCATTGTGGTTCAAGCGTCATGAAGTTGCTAGCTGGTTTGGAATTTAAGGAGATGATGAGACATGACAAAAACACTAAAGCAACTAGTACACGTATTATGGGCAATAGAAAAAGACCTCCATGTTATCGCAAGTAACACGGAAGCCTTCAGAATGCGATATGTGGGGTGCGATGATCCGGGTCCAAAAGGCTCTTTAGGGCACCCCAACGTATCAGCTCACGATTCAGGAGTTAGATAGTCTTTTTAACACGTTTAAGGAGGTAGAACGAATTGGAAGTACGCAAAGTATCACCAAAGTACAAATTTGAGTACGAAAAAAGCTGCTCGAGTATTGGGAGTACCCGTGCAGCTAAGACGCTTAACAATTTTATTTTCGATTTTTATTGTACTCCGAAACAGTCACTAAGGCAACGCTTGACACGGAGGTGGGCAAAATGATGCCAGCACAGGCAGATTTAAACGAGCATTGGCAGCAACGTAACGACTCACGCGACTGGGTACTTGACGCAGATAACTATTGCTACGATGGTGACGAGTTCGACAAGGCGCAGTTGTTTCAAGATTACATCGATAACAATGACTTTAAGCAGTGGGCGACTGATATGCAGGCCGATATGTTGAGCGCCATTTGTATCGTCACTTTCGGTTCGACTGACGTAAGTGTGTTGTATCCAGATCAAGGTGAGGAATCTAATTGGCAATGGCTGATTGATGTGTTTGGTCAGTCTCGTCTATGGGACGAGCTACTGGCACACATCGACACAGACACGATGATGACACGTCTGGGCTATCACTGGGTATCAGAGGAGGAAGAAGCATGAGTAATGAGTTAGTTACGATGGTTAATAACAATATTGAGGATATGAAGAATAATGAAGGCTTGTCATTACCACCTGATTATTCAGTAGGGAATGCGTTAAACAGTGCTTACTTGATTTTGAGTGATACGTCTAAGGGCCAACCATTACTTGATAAGTGTGACCAAGGATCAGTTATCAAGGCGTTGATGAACATGGCGATTCAAGGATTGAGCCCAGCTAAAAACCAATGCTATTTCATTCCTTATGGCAACCAGTTAGTCATGCAGCGTTCCTATTTTGGCTCAATTAGTGTTGTAAAGCGTCTTTCAAACGTTAAGGATATTCAGGCACAGGTTGTCCACAAAGACGACACGTTCAAGATTGGCGGTGAAAATGGGGTGCTGGTGGTTAAAGAGTTTGAACCAAACTTTGAGAACCTAGACAAGCCAATTATTGGGGCCTTTGCATGGATCGAAGACATCAACGGGAACCGGACATACACGGTTATGACAAAAAAAGACATCGACACCAGTTGGAGCCACGCTAAGACGAAGAAGGTTCAAAACGAGTTCCCAGAGGAAATGGCTAAACGGACTGTAATTAATCGAGCTGCAAAGTTCTACATTAATTCAAGCTCAGACAACGATTTATTTGTAAAAGCAGTTAACGACACGACGAGTTCCGAGTACGAGAATGATAATCCGAAGGACGTAACACCGGCTAAAAGGTCATTGGTAGCTGACGTAGCAGAGAATAAAGCCGAGAAGGTAGAATCTGCCGAACCAGCTAAAGAACCCGTTAGAACGGCTGTAAAGGAGGCACCAAGCAATGATCAAGAACCTGTCAAAGACGAAGCCGACCAGCAAAATCTCTTCGACAACCTCAATGATGTTGGATCAGAAGCTGACGCCGAATAATTATTATGAGAACTGGACTGACCGGGCCTACATGTCGCCGACGGTGTTTAAACGGTTTCTAGCATGTGAAGCAGAAGCGTTAGCCGAGTTACATGGTAAATGGGAGCCAGTTATGAACTCAATGGCGCTAGTCGTTGGAAATTGGCTTCACAGCTACTTTGAAAGCGAGAAAGCTCATACGAAGTTCGTTGATGAACATCCAGAGGCAATTTCAAGCCGGGGCCCAAGCAAAGGCCATCTCAAAAAGGACTTCAAAATTGCTGAATCCATGATTGAAGCCTTATCTGACGATCATGATTTTAATCTTCTTTATCAAGGCGATAAGGAAGTGATTGTAACTGGTGAAATCGGTGGTTATCCCTGGAAGGGCAAGATTGATTGCCTCAATTTGAAACAAGGTTACTTCGTGGATCTCAAGACGACCGCTGACATATACAAGTCGTATTGGAATCCAGAAACTCGTGAGAAAGAACCGTTTGTATATGCGTATAACTACCCACTTCAGATGGCAGTCTATCAAGAGTTGATTAAGCAGCAATTCGGCGTTAATTGTAAGCCATATATTGTTGCGGTAAGCAAACAGGATCCACCAGACAAGCAAGCTATTGATTTACCGGAGTACCGACTTACTAACGCTATGAACCAGGTATTGGACTCTCAACAGCATATTCAAGATGCCATTAAAGGCGAAGCAGATCCTACCCAATGCGGACATTGTGCTTATTGCCGTAGTACCAAAAAGTTAGAGAGCGTCGTTAGTGCAGACGACTTGCTCATGGATTGATTAAACAGAATTGGCTTGAATGCAGCAGTGACTGAATCCACCGAATGGGTGAAAGGCCCATTAGTAAAGGAGGGACGAATTTGGATTACTTCAAACAACGACGAGCGTACCGTAATTTTAAGATGTATGAAGCGAGTGTCTCTAACGGCCAAAATAATCTGTATCGCGAGTTACTAGACTATGCGAACGACGAAGGCAAGTTGGACGTTCAGTTTCGCATGAAAAATTCGGCATTACTCAGTCTGACAGGACTATCCGAACCCGGCCTCGATAAAGCACGCAACTCATTAGTGCAACTAGGACTAATTAAATACGTTAGAGGCAAGAAAAATGTGAAACCACCTGAATATCGCATTATTAATTTATATAGTAGGTCAGCTGGTTACCCAACCAGTAACCCAACTACAAGTCATAAAAGTAGGCCAACTGGTTTAGATAAAGTAGGCCAACTGGTTGGGCAAGGTGGAGGTCAACCAGTAGAACATAAAGAACTTACTAGTACTGACCCTGACTTGACTGATACTGACTCTTATGATGATGACGCGGGCGTGACGCGCGAGCAAGTCATTAACGACTGGACCAACCTGTGGGGATTTCCAAATGGTATTGCCCGACCTGAGATTGATGAATGGCTGGAAGAGTTCAAGCCTGAGGTGATTGCCTATGCAATTTGGGTTGCTGGAGAACATCAGATTGGATCCAATGCATGTTTGAAATACGTTCGTGCAATTGTTGCGGGTTGGAAGAAACGAAATATTACGACGTTAGAGCAGGCTAAAAAGGCTGCTGCTAATCATGACGACCGCATGAAGAGCGAAAGAAAACCTAGTGGCTATCCAAAGCCACACCGTAAAGAAGTTACGCCAAAGTGGATGCAAAATGGCGCTTCTCAGGCGGATTCTAAGCCAAATTCAAGTGATAACCAGCAGGACGATATGAGTGACGAGGATTTTCTAGCGCTCATGAACAGTCAGGAGGAAGCTAAATGAATTGGGGCAATCAATTAGTCAAGTTAGCTGCTAACCATGCCTATGAACCAGCCGCATTGCACTGGACTAAGCAGCGTATGAAGCGGCATTTAAAGGCCGGTGGTAGTGCGCAAGATGAGGTGTGCGCTCATGAGTACAAGCTATTTGCACTCGAGGTTTTAATTATTGAATATCAGCGGGATGGCTTAAATTTTGATTTGACCCAATGTTGGGGTAAGCCAGCCGAGTATTTTATTGATCTAGAGCAAGCTAGACAAGGATTGCAAACGGAGGTGAGCGCATGACTGAAACACAGGTGCTAGTAATTAATGCTGACAGACCCGATATCGATCACCCACTAGCAATCGGGCCAGAACCGGAAATGTTTAAGCTCGCGCAACATAACTACAAATCTGGTGAATGGTCGTTTCCGGTTAGACTGGTTAAGCCTGGGACTAAGCCATGGAATGATGCGGCCTACCTAGCCAGTATGCAGGTTGACGATGAACAAATCGAACGTAAAGAAATCCAAGCCATTAGACAGGCTTATCGGCATGGCAATCAGACGGTCCGGAAATTAGCTGATCAAACAGCGATTAGCTACGAACGTGTTCGCCAGCTGGTTCATAAATACAGCCTGCCATTGAATAACGGCTACTGGCGTGCTGAGAAGTATAACAATTCTGACGAAGTGATCGCGTATCAAACCCTGTCACGGTTATGCGAGAGGATTGACGCCCCAGAGTTTTCGATTAGACAGGCCAGTATGTCTAACGGGATCGTTAATGGCTACTACATTAGCCGGGTGCCGAAAGTATGAGTAAAGTCGTGATTAAGGGCGAACTACCTAGCTTAAATGAGTACATCAAGGCTGAACGGGCCAATCGGTATGCTGCAGCTAACCTAAAGAAGAGGTACACGGCCTTATGTAGTGTATATGCGCGAGCAAGTCGGAATTCTGGAGTCGAATTTAATTGGCCTTGCAAGCTTAAATTTACGTGGTACACGAAGAACAACCGAAAAGATGCGGATAATATTGCATTTGCTAAAAAGTTTGTGCTTGACGGCTTTATGAAGGCTGGGCTTTTAGGCAACGACAATCGAAAGCATATCACGGGATTTCAGGACGAATTTGCAGTTGATAAACGAAATCCGCGAGTAGAGGTAGAGGAAGTTACGGAGGACGTTAAATGATTGAAGTTAAAAGTTTAACACGTGATCCAGAATGTTGGGATAAGTTTCCATGCCCGTATTGTGGCGGCAGAGTCATTTATACAGATAACTCGATAATTTATCACGGTCAAAGATTTGGCAATGGTAAGTGCTACTTCTGTACCCAATGCGGGGTGAGTTGTGGAGTACATGGTAATCCAGCCACTAGGCGTCCGCTTGGAGTATTGGCGACACCCGAAATGAAGAAGTTAAAACAACAGTGTCATTTTAAATTTGACCTTGTCTGGCGAAATTGTGAGTTAGATAGAAGTGCTTGCTATAGACGACTAGCTAAGTTGATGAATATTGATGCTGAACAATGTCATTTTGGCTGGTTCGACCTAAGAGATTTGAAACGCGCGAATGCGATTTTAAATCATAAAGAATGGTACCGAACGGAGGACGTGAAGTGATGACTGATTTGGCACTTAAACTAGGCAGAAAGACGGTAGTGGCCTACATGGTCGTTTTGACCTTTCAAGGCGAAATCATAAAAAGCTATCCCAAAATATATGCACAATATAGTGCCGCTTTTAAGCGTTGTGACCACTTAAACCATGTACTTAAGAGTGATGATTATCGTTGGAAATTGATGTGCGCTAAGGGCTGGTATGACGTTGACCCGAACGACAAGGGGGATTAGATATGGAAAATGACATTTCAAGCACTCAACTAGCTTCTAGAAGTGATAACTCATTAGTCAGCATTAAAAAGAATATCAATCGCAATATGTCTTATTTGGAAACAATTGCCCCTGTAAAAATTGATTATGTAAAAACTGAATCCGGTCAAACTGAAAAAGTATTTTGGTTAAATGTATTTCAAGCTTGGTATGTGGTATCTAGTTTCAAGAACACACCTAAAAATCGGCGGTTGAAAATGGATTTAACTGAGTCGGTATCCAGAAGCACTGACATGAAAGGTGCCTGGGTAGGTGCTATTAAGCAGCTTCAGGAGGATTGAAAATGAGTATTAGAAATAAAATTGGGCTTGGCATGATAGCCTTATTTATTTTAGTCATGATCATTGGGAACTTCTTAGACGGATTCTGGCATGGAGTTGCTTTTATCAGTGTTGTGGCATGGGTTGTGATAGCGCTGGACCTATTGAGTTCTAGGAGATGATAGGAGATGGCGACGATGATTAAGTTTAGAGCGTGGGATAAACAAAAAGCCGCCTGTTAAGGCGACCAGTCACAGACCACTCGAATGACCGTTGTAAGTATAACATAAAAAAGCGCTGCCATTGCTGACCGCGCTACGATTAAATCCGATTAATTTAATTATAGCATAAAAGGTTGACTGGAGGGGCGTCCAAGATGATGAATGAAATGCTCGATACCTTGTTGAAGGATATTGATTACAAAGCAACTGCTGATAATGTTGACGACTTTTTTAGAAATCGCGTCCCCATGCTTCAGCGATTATCAAATGACAATGATTTGCTACATATTCCGTCACAGAATTTAGATGGTATGCCAGCCTTTCATGATAATCGTAATCGTGCGGGGGATCGTATTGATCGAGTGCTTGAAGCTGATCATGTTTGTCGGGAAGTAGCTGATACGATTAGACGGTGCAGCAAGATGACACAGGATATCTTAATTAATCGATATGTACGGAATAAACTTGATCGGCATGTTGCTGGTGTAATTGGTTATCAGGACACACAATACACTAAATATAAACGCAGGGCATTGAATGAATTCGCTGATCGTTTTGAACTGTCCCTCTGTTGGCAAGATTTACACATTTATAAAAAAGTGTGATTCGAGTGCGATTTAAGCGGGAAAACAGTGTGATAAGACCGTGATTCATAATCGAAAAATGGGTGTAAATTAGTATTATCGATAATTGGTTAGGGCGACAAATAAACGTTTTTCTGATAGCTCTAATTGATTATTATTGTGGCCTTAGCTCAGTTGGTAGAGCACCTGACTGTTAATCAGGTTGTCGCTGGTTCGAGCCCAGCAGGCTACGTTAGACGGGCGCAGATGTACAGTTTGTGTTGCCTCCTTGATTAAGTTGATATGATGGCCCGTCTATTAAGTAGATATGATCTAATTGGCAAGATGGCGGTCTCCAAAACCGCCTATGTTGGTTCAAATCCAGCTATCTGTGTAGCCGGCGGATTTATAAGGGGTGATGCGCTCCTCTCTGCCGCCGGCATTAGTCTTCGCATTTAACATCGGCCGTTAAATGTGAGTATCGCTGTGGGCTAATTGGTAAGCCACAATGGGATGCGGGTTCGAGTCCTACCAGCGATATTGTTATGCAGCATGGTCACTCATGAGGGCTAAAACTGTGTAACATGTGCTTGTGGCGGAATAGGTAGACGCTGTGGCGGCCCTGTTTCAGGGGGTGACTGTTGGTTTTACAAGGGCGTCGCGACACTTGCAAGTAATTGGTAAAGATGCTGAATATATCCAACATGTAGGGTGCAAATCCCTACCAAGCACATTAAGCAAGTAAGCATGCAAGCGATAGTGCGTGAAATCATTTGAATCAACAATAACTCAGCTTACTCGCTTGCCATTCAGCGTGGAAAACTGGACGGCACTTACATAAGACGCGCAATCAAACGGCCAACAAATTGTCTGCAGGAACAGGCGCGCTGTGGTAATGTATATATATACTGAAAGGGGGCTTTAGCTCCCTCAGGTATTCTCAGTAATCCTTCAAACTGCTCTCGCTTATTGGCGGGAGTTTTTGTATAGTTAGAGTAGTTTGGAGGAATATATTATGAATTATGCTAATCCATTTATCAATTTTGCAGTGTATCCTAATCAACGTGAGTTTTTCGGGCTAAGCTATGATGAGCTGAGATTAATTTCGGACCAAATTTGTCAATGTATTTTAGTTGAAGGTAGTAAAAAAAACTTAACTAGAAAGCAATTGATGGTGTGGAGCCCCTTTAACTGTGCCATGATAGCAAACGAAGATCAATTGATTATTGGAATTTCAAATGACAAGGCATTAGTAAAAAATACTATTCTTTGGTTTTCAACTGATGAAACTAAAAAAGACAGTGACTCACTGATATCATCTATTAATGAAACAACTGAGAATAGCTTGGGGTACACGAAGAACGTTTTTACAAGCATACCGGTAAGTTTTTTTAAAAATCCGTATTTAAAAAAAGCTTTAGACGCTGCGAAAAATGGAATGAAATTTTTCGATGCAGTTGAATTGATATTAAATAAATACAAAAGCAAAGCGCAAGATCTTAAACAGGAGATCCTGCCATCAGACATTGAAGCGGCAGAAAAAATTGTGGACCTTATAGAAATAATTAATCAAGTTAGTGTTACGTTTATTAGCAATATTATTAAGGAGGAACATAAAATGAATTTTAATCCTATTTTTAAGGCTAGAAATTTAGTTGTTGATGATAGACTAATCTTTGTTGCCTTACCATTCACAAATGAAAGACTAGAAATAATGGATGAGGTAATTAAACCTGCACTAGAAAAAGATAAACATATGTCGGTATTAAGGTCTGGAGATATGTTTGGGGCTAACTTGGATATTATGGAAAATATTTGGACATATATTAATAAGGCACGTGTTGTAATTGTTGACATTAGTGATAAAAATCCGAATGTGTTTTATGAATTGGGAATTTGCAATACCATTGGGAAATCTGTGATTACTATTTGTGATGAAGAAAGTTATCAGAAGGATTACAGTAGTAAGTTGCCTTTTGATATTATTGGTAATAATGTTATTTTCTATCGTAATCACGGAAATGGTATGAGAGAGTTAGTTGAAACATTAGAAAAGACTATAGATTCTGTATTAACAGGTAAGACAATAATTAATTCAACGATTGATTCCAAGTAGACAATATATCTAGTTAATCTTAGACACTCAACCCAGTGGGCGTTTTTATTTTACATAAATTCGGGAGTGATGTCATGGCAGTAATGATACACAGCAAGTACGGGTATGAACCGCCTGAATGGGTGCAGGCTGACGCCCGGATAGATAAGTGGTACAAGGATAAGAAGCGTCGTGCTAAACAGCATGGCGCTTTTAATTTGGATAAAAATAAGGAGGTGCAACATGAGCAAATCGGAAATAGTTCTGCTAAAACACAATTTAGCCGTCAAACATAATTACGAAATGACAGGTCTAAGAACAATAGTAGGTAACTACATTCTGAATTTGTATCGGTGCACCACTTGTGGACGTGATCAATGGTCCATTAGTGACCGAATTGAAATGGAGGTACAGCATGCGAGCGCAAAAGAAACCAGTAGTTATTGAGTATGAGGTATTTCAAGATACGGTAACTTGCTTTGATGCATTACAAGATAAGCTAGGGCTTGATCCACTCAGAGTAAGTTATCATGATCCGGATCATCCTATCTTAAAGATTGAAACTTTAGAGGGGACTATGACTGCTAATGTTGGTGATTACATCATCAAAGGAGTTCACGGTGAGTTTTACCCATGCAAGCCTGATATTTTTAAGCAAACTTACGACTTACTAGATTAGCATAATTATCAATCTAAAAGGGCCTAATAAGATCAGGCCCTCACTTTCCCAGTTATTTAGCTTTTCGAGGCGTGGTCCGCTTGTAACCTGATTGTTTCTTGGATGGAGCTACGGTTACAGTCTTAGAACCGCCCTTGTGTGGGTGGGCTGGAAAATTACGATGTTCTTGTTTTGCCATCACTATCACCTCCCACAACTATTTTACAACGAAGGATGTTGAATAATGAAAAAAGTTAGTATTATGGGAGTTCAATATAAGATTTTTTTCAATTCCAATGACTCACGCCTGGAATACGCTGATGCAGACGGTATTACTGATAGCACGACTAAGGAGATTCATATTGCACAGTTTGAGAATTGTCCAAACTCAATTTCAAATCTGCATGATTATAAGCAAAAGGTCTTATATCACGAACTTATCCATGCTTTTTTGTATGAATCTGGATTAGATTCCAACAGTGACTGGGCAAGAAACGAGGAGATTGTTGATTGGTTTGCCTTGCAACATAAAAAAATTGATTCAGTTTTTGGTGAGATAGATTAACTAATCATAAAACTGGTCGAAATCGACCAGTTTAAAAACGGAGGTGTGGTGGTATGTAATGAAACGAAAGTTAACGCCCAAACAGCAGAGATTTGCCGACGAATATATTAAGTCCGGAAATGCTGCTGATGCGGCTCGTAAAGCGGGGGATAGTAAACGCTCAGCCCGATCAGTTGGACAGGAGAACCTGACAAAACCTGACATCAAGCAATACATCGATGAGCAGATGGCCGAGATAGCTTCCAAGCGTATTATGGACGCCACAGAGGCCGTCGAATTGCTTACCCGGATAGCGAGAGGGGAAGAAAAAGAAACGGTTATATCGAGCACTCCGGAAGGCGTATACGAGAGCCAGAAGGAGGCAGACTTGAAGACCCGGATAAGTGCTGTTAAGGAGATACTTAAGCGGTATCCGGGCGATGATAAGCTGGTCAAAGCTCAAATCCGCAAAGCGGAGGCCGAAGCTGATATTGCAGAGGCTAAAGCTAAAGAGGTCCGTAACGGTGATAGCAATGAGGGACAGACACTGATAGTTGATGATGTGGGAGGCATAGAAGATGAAGACGCTGGTAGTTGATGATACGAATATCAAGAAGGTTATTAGGATATCGGACTTGATTAACCCTCACTTTAAGCGAATGTGGACGACTGGCAAGCCTTACATCGTAGCTAACGGCGGTCGTGGTTCATTCAAATCGTCCGTTATCAGCTTGAAGTTAGTAACAATGGTCAAGAAGGCTATCATGCAGCATCACAAAGCCAACGTCATCGCTGTGCTGGCAAACAAGTCAGACTTACATGACACGGTTTACAACCAGATCCAATGGGCACTTAGCATGCTGGATATGGATGACGAGTTTATCGCTTATAAATCGCCACTCACGATACAGCATAAGCGAACTGGCAGCACGTTTTATTTCTATGGTGCTGATAATCCATACAAGCTCAAGTCAAACATTGTAGGTGATGTGGTGGCTGTCTGGTACGAAGAAGCTGCTAACATGAAGTCTAGTGACGTGTTCGACCAAGCCAACCCGACATTTATTCGGCAGAAACCAGATTGGCTTGATCAGGTCAAAGTGTTCTACTCATATAACCCACCTAAGAACCCGTATGACTGGATTAACGAGTGGATAGATAAAGTGTCAAAGGATGACAATTATCTGATTGACACGAGTGATTATCGCTGTGACGTGCGTGGCTTTACCAGCAAGCAAACGCTTGACCTAATCGAGCAGTATAAGAAGAACGATTATGACTACTACCGTTGGCTTTACTTAGGCGAAGTTATCGGGCTAGGTACGAATATCTATAATCCGAGCCTGTTCAAGCCGTTAGAGGTGTTCCCAGACGATGACTACATTAAGTCGCTATACTTCAGTCAAGATAGTGGCCAGCAGGTGTCAGCCACGACTGAACTATGTATTGCATTAACGGCTAAGAAGCGCGTTATCCTGCTGGATACTTACTACTATTCTCCGGCCCATCAGTCGGTCAAGAAGCCACCTAGCGAGCTAGCAGACGAGCTGTACGCGTTTGAAGACAGTCGTGAGAAGCAATGGCACAAGACGGCTTGGAAGCGGTCAGCCGATGAAGCAACGTCCGACTATGCGATTGACCATGAGTATTTCAAAAAGTATGGCCGGCATTGGCATCACGTACACAAAGTTGAAAAAACAGTGATGATTGATCACGTTCAGGACTTACTAGCCACTGGACGTTTTTACTACCTCGATAACGAAGCGAACCAGATATTTATTGATGAGCATCGCAAATACCAGTGGGACGGTGACACGTTGGAAAGCGACAAGCCAAAGGTTATCAAGGTAGATGACCATACATGCGATGCGTTCCAGTATTTCGTGCTGGACAATCTACGCGACCTTGAGTTGAGATGGTAGGTGATTAAATGGGACTGATTCAAAGAATTAAAGATTTATTTTGGAAGGGGGCGGCAGCCACGGGAGTAACAGGAAGCTTAAGTAAAATCACAGATGATCCTCGTATCAGTATTGATCCAGATGAGTATGTTCGTATTCAAACCGACTTGGATTATTACAGCGACAAGTTGCGCTATGTTCATTATCAGAGCCAGCTAGGCGTAATGAAGCGGCGACCAAAGAACACGCTAAACCTTACCAAGACGGCCGCCCGACGAATTGCGTCAGTGGTCTTCAATGAGAAGGCAGACATTCATATAAACAAGAACAATAGCGCCGATGAATTTTTAAATAAGGTGCTGCTGGATAACGACTTCAAAAACAAATTTGAAGAAGCACTTGAAAAGGGCGTTGCACTAGGTGGATTTGCTATGCGTCCATACATTGATGGCAACCATATCAAGATTGCATGGGTGCGGGCTGATCAATTCTACCCGCTGCAATCTAATACGAACGACATCAGCGAAGCTGCTATTGCCAGCCGGACACAAGTCACAGAAGGAAACCAGACGAAGTATTACACGCTGTTAGAGTTTCATCAATGGCAAGCTGATGGTACTTATCAGATAACCAATGAGTTATATAAGTCTGACAGCCCAGATTTAGTCGGCAATCAGGTTCCACTATCAATGTTGCCGGTATATCAGGACTTAGCAGAGCAAGTTACGATTGAGAACCTACAAAGCCCGTTGTTTGCCTACTTTAAGACGCCAGGAGCAAACAACATCAACATCGAAAGCCCATTGGGATTGGGTGTTGTGGATAACGCCAAGGACGTGCTAGACGATGTCAATGATGTTCATGACCAGTTTATGTGGGAGATTCGACTAGGGCAAAGACATATCGCAGTCAAGCCGGAGATGCTACGCTTTGATGACGAGCACAAACCAACCTTTGACTCGGATCAAAACTTATATGTCGGCCTGATTAGTGATGACGATACAGCAACCGGCATTAAAGATATGACAACGGCCATTCGAACGGTTCAGTATAAAGATGCCATTAATCACTTTATTAAAGAGTTTGAGGTGCAGATTGGGTTATCAAGTGGCACGTTCTCATACTCAAATGACGGGTTAAAGACAGCTACTGAGGTTGTCAGCAATAATAGTATGACCTATCAGACGCGTTCAAGCTATCTAACTATGGTTGAGAAGGCAATTGATGAGCTATGTATGGCAATCTTCGAGCTGGCAAGCAAAGGCGAACTATTTGAAGATGGCAAGCCACTATTTGATATTGACTTAGCTAATGAACCACTTGATGTTGAGTGTCACTTTGATGATGGCGTGTTCGTTGACAAGGACAAACAACTTGAAGAGGACACAAAGACGATGCTTGCTGGTGGTATGTCTAAGCAAACGTTCTTGCAGCGCAACTATGGTATGTCTGTGGAAGAGGCACAGGAAGAGTTAGCTAAGATACGTGCTGAATCACCAACCGACACTTATGAAGGCTCACAAATTGCAACGGGTGGCGGTGGTGATGGTGAATGATCACTCAAGATTCGATGATGCACGATGCGAACGCGGCAGTCGACATTTATTCTAAGCTCGAACAGGATATTTACGCACGCATTATCCAAACACTTAAGACAACTAATTTCGATACGGTGGATAGTCAGAATGTACTTCGTTGGCAAGTTGAGCAGTTGTCCAAGATGGGCGTGCTAAACAAACAAGTCATTGCATTAGTAGCTAAATATACCAACGAATCGCAACAAGCAATTACAAAACTCGTACATGATAACGGGTTTCAAGTTGTTAATGAAATTGATGCTACTTTAAGCCAGCAATTGCATAAAAAAATCGTGGTTGATGATGAAATTCGTGACACGATTAACTCTTTACAAAATCAAACGTGGAAAGATCTGGATAACACAGTTAACCAGTCGTTATTGTCCACTAATTACAATGAGAATGGCGCTATGCGAGCTTATCAAGGCATCATCAAGCAAACAACCATGGAAACGGTAGTCGGCCTTAAAACGCACGATAGGGCTTTAAGAGATAACGTCTACAAATGGGTGGACGCTGGCATTAAGTCCAATTTAGTCGATAAGGGTGGTCATAATTGGTCACTTGAAGGCTATGCGCGCACGGTTATCAATACCACAGCCCATCGAACGTTTAATAACTTGCGCTTAAAACGTATGCAAGACTTTGGGACTACCTTAGCTGTTATGAGTTCACACCCTGCATCACGTAAAGCCTGTGCATATATTCAAGGACACATTGTTAATCTTACCGAACCAGGTAGTGATACTTACAACGCCAAGTATGACAGCATTTACAACCATGGTTATGGAACGCCAGCGGGGACACAAGGAATTAATTGTAGCCACACGCTTTACCCGTTCATTGACGGCGTTAACACTAACAACCAGCCGCAGTATGACCCGCAAGCAGCGATTGCTAAGGGTGATATACAAGCTAAACAACGTGGCTATGAGCGAGCAATCCGGCAGTCTAAGAAAAAGCTGGCTGCTGCGCAGAAGTTGGGTGATGATGTTGGCGTATCTCACTACAAATCATTGATTAGTAACCAACAGAAATCGTTACGAGAATTAGTAAAGGATCATGACTTCCTACATCGAAACTATAGTCGGGAACAAGTCTATAGTAGTGAATCATAAATATGCTATTTGACCTGAGTACGTCACTAAACTGCTCATTACTTATGCAATCAATTCGCGCGGCCGTTACCGCGTAATAAATAACGTTAGGAGCGATTGACATGGAACGAAAAGATTTAGAAACATTAGGGTTAGACGATAAACAGACGACCGAGGTGATGAAGCTCTATAACGCCGGCATTGAGCCGATTAAGCAACAAGTAGCTGACACTAAATCGGAACTTGATTCAGTTAAGCAGCAAGTTGTTGATCGTGATGGTCAAATTAAGTCACTTGGCGAACAAGCCGGCAATTCTGAAAAGCTTAACAAGCAGATTGCCGAGTTACAAGAAACCATCAAGACGAAGGACAGTGAAGCTGCTGCTAGCTTGACAAAGGTCAAGACTGACAATGCTGTGCAAATGGCATTACGTGACGCTAAAGCGCGCGATGCTAAGGCTATCATGCCGTTTATCGACATGGATACTGTCAAGCTTGGCGATGATGGTCAACTAACGGGTATCGGTGAACAGATTGAGAAGTTGCAGGAGTCACATGACTACCTGTTCGACAAGAGCGACGATAACGGCGGTAACCCAGCCGTAAAGATTACAGCCGGTGGGAACCCTAGTGGTGGTGGCAATGGTAAGACGAAGTTGAGTGACATGACTTTGGCGGAACAAGGACAACTTTACCGCGAAGATCGTCAAAAATGGGAAGAATTAGCTAAGCAATAAAAAGGAGGCCATATCAATGGCAGAAACACATTTATCCGATTTAATTGTTCCTGAAGTGTTTGGGAACTACGTTGTAAATCAAATTATCAAGACTAACCGATTTGTTCAATCTGGAATTTTAACACCCGATCCCGATCTAGGGCCACATTTGCTGGAAGCAGGTACACGTATTACAGTGCCATTCCTAAATGACTTAACTGGTGACCCTGACAACTGGACTGACAGTGACGATATTGATGTTAATAACTTAACTTCTGGCAAACAACAAGGCATTAAGTTTTATCAAACTAAAGCTTATGGGTACACAGATTTAGGTACTATGATCTCTGGTGCACCCGTGCAAGAAACAATTGGGAATCGGTTTGCGGCATTTTGGCAGCGTGCTGATCAAAAGACACTATTAAGTGTGCTTAAAGGTGTCATGGGAGTTACTAAGATTGCTAATTCAAAAGTTTACGATCAAACGAAGGTGTCACCATCGGAACCAATGTTTGGAGCTAAAGGGTTTACTGGTGCTATTGGCTTGATGGGTGACTTGCAAGACACTGCGTTTGGTGCAATTGCAGTTAACTCCGCCACATACTCACTCATGAAGGTTCAAGGACTGATTGAGACTATTCAACCTCAGAATGGGGCAACACCATTTGAAGCTTATAACGGGTTACGAATTGTTTTAGACGATGACATCGAAATTGACTTGACTGACAAAACTAAGCCGATTTCAACTAGCTATATTTTCGCACCCGGTGCTGTACGCTACTCAACTAACATGCGGTCGACTGAAACAAAATATGATCCACTGATTAATGGTGGTCAAGATGTGATTGTTCAAAAGCGCGTTGGCACCATCCATGTTGCTGGTACTAGCATTAAAGCAAGTTTTTCACCTTCAAAGGCTAGCTTCCCAACAATCGATGAACTAGCAAAGTCATCCACTTGGGAAGTTGTCGATGGTATTGACGTACGGTCTATTGGTGTCGTTGCTTATACCGCACAACTTGACCCGGCCTTGACGCCTGGGGCTCAAATGCCGACAGCTGGTACTAGTACTGATACTGGGACTACAAAGTAGTAGTAAGAATTGGAAGTGACTATTAAATGGCTTATCTGACATTTAACGAGTACCAAGGATTAGGATTCAGGCAAATCACTTACGCAGATACTTTTAGCCAGCATGAAGCCGCTGCTGAAACGCAAATTGATATTACGACTCAGTTCTTCTATAACGCTGACTACGCCGCTAATTCGCTGGTTGATGACTTGGCTGGCAACCAATGGCAAGTATTCCGTGCTAAGCAGTTCAAACGAGCGATTGCCTTGCAGTGTGATTATTTCGATGAAGTTGGCGCTGATACGCCAGTAGGAATTGCTAATCAGGACTTATCCAGCATTGAGATTGGCCGAACCCACGTACAGGCAAACTCTAACGTGAATGCCACTAACTTTGGTAAAACTGGATTAGCTAACGGCGTGGTCGCAATCTTGACTCAAATTGGGTTGATGTGTAGGGCGGTGAGTTACCGATGATGATGAAGCCACCGAAGCGGATGTGTCAGCAGACAATCACACTCACTCTGACTGATCCAACTAAAACGGATGAATGGGGTCAACCGTTGGCAGGTGAACCAGTGACAATCGAGCATTGTGTTGTGCAACCGCAAACGATTTACTCTGGTAGCAACAACGATCGGGCAATCGTGGCTAACGCGGTTGTTTTTTTGTACGCAGGGATTAGTAGCCCACTACCAACGATTACCAAGAACGGTGTCGGTTCTAAGCTTGTATTTGAGGGTGAGGAGTACACGGTTCAAAAGATTATTGATAACCGTGAACCGTTTAGCAATGCACTTCATTCTTATGAGCTGGAGGTGCTGTGATGGCATTTAGAATCAACGTTGACCTAGATGGTTTCATGGACCAGACCAGTCTTACTAACGTGAAACGTGGGCAATATGCCTTAGTTAATCAGGCTATGTCAGATATGGAACAGTTCGTGCCGAAGAGACAGGGTCATTTGCGTGATTCTGTGCACGCTACGGCCGATGGTAGTCAGATAACGTATGCAATGCCTTATGCAAAGGCGCAATTCTACGGAATCATCAACGGGCACCCAGTGAATCCCAGTAATTACACAACCCCAGGTACTACAAAGCGCTGGGATTTGAAAGCTAAGTCAATGTTTATGAGTAGTTGGATAGATACTTTTACTAAGGGGATGAAGTGATGGACTTATTGGAACGGCTAGCAGCAAGCATTAGCCGAGTGCCAAATTTGCCGATGAAATGCACACTTGGCTATCTGACGGTTGCTGATTCGCTGTCACTTTATCCACTTCCGGGTAGCCGAGTGCTTGACGAAGATTATGCAGGTAATCAGCAGTGGCAAATGAATTATGAAGTTGGTATGCGTACTAAGAACCAGCAACAAGCCAACACAACGCTGTGGCTCGTATCACAAGCGTTGGACGTGTTGACAGCTGATGACTTAGTTAGCAGCAACAAGAGCTTTGAATTTGAATCACTAACGATTAACGGGCAGCCAAGCATATCTGAGCAGGACACTCAAGGTTATTCAACTTATCAGCTTAGCTTTTCCGTTATCGTTAACACTTTTACAGGCGCTGATTAGCGTTTTTAATTAAGGAAGGAAGTAGTTACAAAATGGCAAAATTTAAAATGAACTACAAAAACGTCTTTGAGATTGACACTGCGGGTAGTCAAGACCCTAAAGACGTAACGAAGGCAACCTTCGTACCTTTAGCAGCTGGTATTTCAGGTGTTACTCCAGCCGCTAACGAAACAGACGACAACACTGCCTATTATGATGGGGCAGGATTTACTGATACTGATGTAACCGGCAAACGTATCACGTTAGCATTCAGTGGTCATCGAGTAATTGGAGATGCTGCACAAGACTACGTTGCAAGTAAATTCTTGGCTATTGGCGAAAGCTTGAAAACATTAGCACGTTGGACTGATCCTGACGGCAATAAGATCGTGTCAAACGTTACGATGACGGCTATCGTTCCAATGGGTGGTAATGCCAATGCCAAGCAGACGTTCAGCTTTACGTTATCGTTCAATGGTAAGCCAATCATGACTGACAAGACTGGTAAGACGGTTGAATTTGATGACGATGGGACGACTAGTGCTGCAGCACCTGGCACCAATGCTTAGTTAACGAGGGCTTTGCCCTCATACATACAAATAATAGGAGGATTTTATATTATGACAGCAATTAATCTAGCAGGCGGACCACAGGAGTTTGCGGAGTTCAAGTTTGGTAAGCGCCATGCAAAGCTTTATTTCAATGATGAGTTGAACATGAAATTGGCTGACACTCGTTTGAGTGTTGGCAAGCATTTGCATGCGTTGGACGACCAGAAGAAGATGACGGAACTAGATGACAAACCAGTAAAGGAACAACGCCAGTTCCTGAACAAGCTTTATAAGGATCTACGAGATGAATTGAGTGCATTCTTCGATGATCAATTTGGAGAAGGCGCTGGTGATGATCTCTATCAACTAACCAATAAGAGTACCGAACGAATGGCGGCTGCTTTCTTCATGGTCGTCAAGGAATATGATGAATTGCGTGAACAGCGGGATAGCTACATTGACACTTACTACAAGTCACGCAAAGCTACGAAGAAGAAGTGATGTGAATGCTTAGCCTAGTTGAGCCGCTAGTAACAACAATAACGATTGGCGGTGAAGAATGGACTGTCGATTTAAGCTTCGACAATGTGCTTCGCTGGTATATCTTGCTTGACGATGATGCTATCAATGATTCTCGCAAGATTTATCTAGCATTCAATGCGTTTGTAGGAGAAGACATGGACGTCAATGCGGACCAAATGGTTTCAGTTGTGTCTGAAATATCTAAATACGTTCAGCAAACGGTTTATGGCAATCATGATGATGAGCCTAGTGTTGATTTAAATGGCGACCCTGTACCACAGGAACGCTTTTTTAGTTATGAGAAAGATGCCGATGCTATCTTTGCATCGTTTATGGCCGATTATCGTATTGATCTAATTGAGCAACAAGGTAAGCTGCGTTGGGAAAAGTTCAAGGCAATGCTGGATGGGCTTAGTGAGACAACTCAGTTCCGGCGTATTGTCGCTATTCGGCAGAAGTCAACTAGCGGGTTAGAAGGTGAAGAGCTTACTAGCTTACTGGAAGCACAAGACTACTATCGCTTGGACGACCAAGACACACAAGCGAGCTTAGATAGCCAGATGGGGCAAGTATTTGGCATGTTGGCAGAGAAGGCAAAGGAGGGATAATCCATGGCAGACGGAACAGTAACAATTGATGTGTTAATGAGTACCAAGTCGTTTATGAGTGATCGTGAACGAGTCAATAATTTAATGAAGACGCTTGGAGCCGATGCTGGTAACCAGATGGACGAATCCTTTGCTAACAATGCTAATAAGGTCAAGACTGAGGCTGAGCGAACTCATAGCAAGATTAAAGCTGAATTTAATAGCCCTGTTGAAGCGAAGTTAATTGCTAAAGCCGAGGAAGCTGGAATTACTAATTTCAAGCAGTTATTAAACCGCGTTCCAAAACAGGCACGTACCGAGTTGATGGCTAAGGCCGAGAAAGGCGAAGCTATTGATTGGGAAAATACCATGCGGAATATGCCACGGGCAGTAACCACGCGCATGAAGTTGGATAAAGGGCAAGCCTCCGAAGGGCTAACAGCTTTGAAGAAGCAGTCGGAATCAACCGAGCATAGTTTCTCACACCTCAAAGAGATTGTAGTAGGAACGTTCCTTGGTGGTGCGATTCAGGCTGGTGTTCAAGGCCTAGTGACTGGGTTAAAAGATGCTGCTAAAGCTGGTATGGAATACAACCGTGAGCAAGATACAATGAAGACCGTCTGGACTGCGCTGACAACCGAAGCGCCCAAAGATGGTAAAGAATTGGTCGACTATATCAACTCTCTATCACAGCACTCCATTTATGCCGCCGACACGATCAACCGTATGTCACAAAGTTTCTATCACGTTCATTCCAATGTTGAAGAAACTAAGCGCTGGACGGACTCATTCGTTGCCTTAGGTTCGACATTGCACATGAGTAACGATGCCCTAGCTGAATCGGGCGAACAGTTTGCCAAGATTGTTGCCGGTGGCAAGGCGAGTGCCGAAGACATGTCAGTCATGATTAACCGCTTCCCTATGTTTGGGGAAGCCTTGCAAAAGGCGACCGGCAAGTCAATGAAGCAATTATATGCGATGTCAGCTGCCGGCAAGCTAACGGCTACTCAATTTACCGAAGCATTGGATTACCTGGGTAAGAAGTACAAAGGTGGTACTGCGGAAGCCATGACGTCATTCCAAGGTATGAGCATGTACATCAAGTCCCGCTGGTCAGTGCTAACTGGTAACATCATGGCTTCGTCTTTCAAGATGAGCAAAAGTGTTGCTAAAGACATGCGGAACTTATTGTCTGACGACATGATGAAGAAGTATGCACAATTAGTGTCTGGGGCTATTTCAACTGTGATGGCTTGGTTTGTCAAGTTGATTAAGTATATTGATGGGCACAAAGATACAATTGTCGACATTATTGGCAACTTGGGTAAAATACTAGGCATTATCGGCAAAACTGTCTGGAAGACGTTTAGTGATATTGTGTATGATATTGCCAGAATGTTTGGGTTAGTAGGAAAAAAGGCTCAAGAATCTAAAGATCCACTAGACAAGATTGATGATGCTTTAAAGAACTTATCCAAGAATCAAGAGTTAATCGAGAACTTGACAAAAGCATTTATTGCGATGTTTGCGCTCAAAAAAGGTCTTGAATTTATTGGCATGTTGTCAAGTTTGCGTAAGTCACTTGTCGAAACAGCTGCCGTGTCTAAGATAGTTGATTTGTTCGGTGGTGGTGGTTTAACTGGCGGTGGTGGTGGTTTAACTGGCGGTGGTGGTAAAGCCGTTGCTAAAGAAGCCGGTGAAACTGCTGAAGCTGCTGGTAGTTCTAAAGCTTTTGGAAAACTATTTTCTAAAGGTGGTGCTACCTCAACCGCAGAACTTGAAGCAGCTAGTGGCTTAGGCGGCGGCTCGAAACTGTTATCTGGTGTGCTAGGTACAGCTAAATCAACAGCTGGTCTTAGTGCGATTGCGTCACTTCCAGAATTATTAGGAACAACCAGAAAGACAGCCGGTGAACATGTTGGTGGATATGTTGGATCAACTGGTGGTTCTATTGCCGGTGCTGCGGTCGGTTCTTTATTAGGACCAGTAGGGACATTAGCAGGCGGAGCGCTAGGAGGGCTTGCTGGTAGCACGATTGGAAAATCGCTTGGGAAAGATATTCAAAAAGGTTTAGACGCTAACAAGCCTAAGATACATGTTATTAAGCCAAATAACATTAAATTAAATGTTTCGACAGATACTAGAAAAGTTGAATCAGATCTGAAATCTTACCAAAAAAAGTTGAGTAATAAAGTTGTCGTTAAGATGGCTGCTGACCCATCTAGTTATGCTAAAACTAAAACGGAAACTGATAAATTGTTCAATAGTATGCGCGCGTCAGTGGACAAATATTATAAGAACAAAGAATCTAAGTCCAAACAAGATTTAGACAAATTAGTCAAGAATGGTTCGATGACGCAGGCAGAAGAAAACAAAATTCTTAAAGCTCAGCAAGCTGCAGACGCCAAGGCGGCTAAGTCTAAGAAACAAACGATTAGCAAAATGCAGGCTGATACGAGTAATTATTATTCTCAGGTTCAGAAAATCGAGAACGGTGGCACAAAGAAGCTAGAAACAATTGCTTTGAAGTATGGTCGTAACTCAAAAAAGTATGAAAACGAGAAAAATAAGGAGCTGGCATCAGCTCATAAAGCTTATATCAGCAAGTATACGGCTGACGAATACAAGCTTAATACAGCCGTCACGAAATCAGTTGAAAAAGGATCTAAAGAGCAGAAATCAATTCTCCAAAAATTGCTTAAAGATCGCGGCAAGCTTAATTTAAAAGACTTGAAAGCAACACAAGAAAATGCAAACAAGAAATACAATGCCGCCGTCAAGCCAGCTCGTAAAACCAGAGATGAGGTAATTGATAGCGCCGAGGATCAATACAAATCGACAAAGAAAACCGCCGATCATGAATATTATGATTTACATTCAATTTCTAAAAAGCAACATGACGACATTGTTTCTAAGGCAAAAAGCCAGCGCGACGATTCAAGTGATGCGGCTAAAGATCAGTATAAAAAAGTTACCAAACATGCTTCTGATCAGCATAAATCAGTCACCAATGAAATTGAGCATCAACGCAAGGAAGTCACCAAAAAGCAACAAGACCAGCAAGCTGATGCTATTGCGGCCGCTACCGGTCAGTCTAAAGCGGTTGTTCGCCATCAGATGAACCAAGCTAATAGTTCAATGAAGGCTACTGATAAACAAGGATCTGGTTTGCATAGTATCTGGAAGGGCATTACTGGTTTCTTTGATAAATTGGTCAAAGGATTTGGCATTGAACCAATCAACGTTGGCGCTTATCCATCAGGATATACTCAAGTATCAATGGGAGCTTATGCTTCTGGTGGTACTGCTACTTCATCACAAGCCCTAGTTGGTGAAGGTGGGGTAGAAGCTCGTATCAGTAAGTCGTCTGGTAGAGTTGATTTTATCGGGACAAATGGGGCTGAGGTTGTAGATATGCAACCCGGCGACCAGATTTTGAATGCGTCCGACACCGCACAACTATTTAATGGCGGTCTTGGAAGAACTTTACCTGGTTATGCGTCAGGGACAATTGATGTCGCTGGATTTTTGAAAAAAGTTAAAAATGGCGCAGTTTCAATTTTTGATAACATTAGTGAAACAGCGTCTGACGCTATATCGAAGATTACCGATCCAGTTAAAACAATGACGGATATTGCTAACAAAATATTCAACCCTGGAAAAACTGAAGGGGTCGGCTCGATTGGTCATGGCTTAGGTAAGGCTTTTGTTGATCGGCCAATTAAAGCGATGGCTGACGTTATCTCAAAAATAATTAGTTCTATTGCTGATGGTGGTGATGACGGTGCTGGTTCGTTAGCACCGCATTTCGGTTCACCGTTCAAAGAATCATCTGGATACGGTCCTCGAGCTGGTGGCTTCCATAAAGGTATCGACTTTGCGGCGCCACTAGGTACACCAATTCCAGCTCAATATGGCGGTACTGTCGTGCAGGCAGGCCCGGCTAGTGGGTTTGGTAACTGGGTTGTTATCAAGCCGTCTGGTGCGTCCGTAGATACGATTTACGGACATATGAGACGAATGAATGTAAAGACTGGTCAGCATGTCAAAGCTGGACAAATTATTGCGTGGGTCGGCAGTGAAGGTCAATCAAGCGGCCCTCACGTCCATTATGAGTTGCGTGCTGGTTTAGGCGGTAAGAGTTATAATCCAATGACTTATGGGGCAAGTGCAGGCAACCCGTCCGGCCATTCAGTTAATCGTTGGCGGCCATATGTTGCCCGTGCGTTAAAGGCCAACGGGTTCGCTGCTACCGACAGTCAAGTGGCTGCTTGGATGACGGTTATCAGACGTGAATCAAACGGGGATCCATCAGTAATTAACACTTGGGACTCTAACGCTAGAATGGGTATGCCATCAATGGGGCTAGTTCAGACTATTCGGCCAACATTTGATGCGTATAAGTTCAGGGGTCACAACAATCCGCTTAACGGGTATGACGACTTACTAGCTGGTATTCATTATATGAAGGCCAAATACGGCTCAGGGTCAAATGCGTTTGCTACCGTGAGTGGTCCAATGGGTTATGATTCTGGTGGTCGTGTCATGAAGAAGCAGCTCGCATGGTTGGCTGAAAATAACCCGGAATATGTGGTTAACCCAGAACGTGATAGTGCTGACAGCCTGATTGTTGAGGCGGCACGTGCACGTGCTACTAAAGCACCTAATGGATTAATTGCTAGGGCTATGCGAGTAGTTGGAGCTGCTAAAGCAGGTATTCAACACACAGCGCCAAGCTTTGCATCACGGGGCGTGGCACAGGTAGAAGGCCAATTTGTCGGCAACCAAGCAATCAGTGGCGATGTGACAATTACTGTGCCATTAGATAGCGGGGTTCTCGCACAAGCGGTTTATCCTAAATCTAAGCTTATGCAACAACGTGATATTACGATTCAGGCGAAAAAAGGAGGTTTGCACTAGTGAGTTCAATTGTTATTCAAAAGATGGATGGCACAATCTATGACCTGGATAAACTAGGTATTCATGTGATCAGTTTTGACCCGCCTGGGTCGAACTATCAACACACGTTTACTCAGATGAGCGAGTATAGTACGGTTCTAACTGACACGCAAATGCAGCAAACCACAATCCCACTGGTGTTCAAAGTGAATGCGGCTGATAACTACGACTACGAACTAAAGCGCATGCGTGTGCTCAAGGTGTTTGCAGGCTATGAGCCATTCTATATCATCAACCGGCGTATTTCGTACTTGCGTTGGAAGGTCGTTCCAGAAAGCTACACGTATACTAGACAGAGTAATTACTGGGGAACACAAGCGATTACGGTCAATCTGGTGTGCATTGATGGTGCGGCTGAAACCGTGCTGACAAGCCTTGACAAAGGGTTCTTGAATGGATTCGGTATGAGTGCAAGTTTAACGTCATTACCAAAGTATGAGTTCACTAATCAATCCAACTTCACGATTTGGAATGGCAGCACAATACCACTGCGAGCCGAAGAGCACCCAGTATTAATCACGTTGGATTGCACAGCCAGTAAGGCAGTGACTATTACTAACCAAACTACCGGCCAAAGTCTAACAGTCACGATGCCACTAACCAAGGGCAACCCGTTGCAAATTTATGGCTTGAAGATGGTCGTTGGTGGCACGTCAGTGTTTAGCAAATCAAATCATGGTTATCTGGATTTTGCGCCGGGAGATAATAAGCTGACAGTCAGTGGCACGAATGACTTTACAATCAGTTTTAAAACACACTTTTACTACTAGGGGGCTTTTGACATGCTTATCATAACGGATTATACAGGTGCGTCAGAAGCGCTCAAAGTAACTGATTTGCAATTAACTTTGCAACTCGGACAAGTTGATCAGCTGGACTTTACGACGTGGAATGAGGACAGCAATATGACAGGCTATAACATGCTTTCGCCACGAGCTTTAATTCAAGAACCTGGCACGGGTATGCTATTTCGGGTATCTGAAAACGATGGTAGCACTGCCGGTGAGTATTATAGCCGTACGGTAACTTGTCTAAGCGTCATTCAGGATTTGAATGATAGCTATATTCGTAGCACAAGTAAAGGCAAACAGACGCTTAAAGCCTGTATGGACTTGATCACCAATGGCACCAAGTTCACGTACACGATCCATGATACAATCAGTGATCATGATTTTGGAGATGAAGGATTCGGTAATGGGCGCGGATTAGACCTGTTCTTAAACACGCTAGTAACTAATTTTGGCTTTGAGTGGTCAAATGATAACTATCATATTGACATTTACAAAACGATTGGTAAGCAGGACGCGTTCGTCTTCATGGATGGAGATGATGTCAATTCGGTCGCTGAGACTAATGACTACACAACGATCACAACCAAGATTCATGGAGAAGGCAAGCATGACGACAAAGACAAGCCAAGTTGCAGCTATGACTATGTAAGCCCAAATGCTAAACTTTACGGTGAAATTGCAGCCGATGACTACCAGTCAGATAGTATCACGAGCGAAGATGAGTTGAAAAAGGTATTGCCAGGAAAGTTACAAGATTATCCTAAAGTACAGTACACGGCCAACCTGAATACTTTTCAGGCAGCTTCACCGATTGGAGCTACGAATGATGCTGCCATTGGCAACTATGGTTACTTGCGAACTAGAAACGGCATTGACGTGAAGACACGGATCGCAGCTAAGACACTGCATTTGCAAAGCACGCACACTATTTCAACTGTAACGTTTGGCAACCTTAAAGACGACCCAGCAATGATTACAGCACGTTTGCAAGCTAACCGCAGCCGTGACGCTCGGGCAATCAAGAAGATTGAAAGCGATAGTAGTAAGCTCGTTGCTAACGCTGCCACTAGCATTACAGCTCTTGATAAGGTAGGTGAGGTTGATGACTGACATTAGACCAATTGCAGGGAGCGACAAGGTAGCGTTTTATCCTGTAACCCATAGTCAAGCTGTCAAAGATTTTGATGTAGGCGTCACTAAGACAGTTACAGCCAGCCCAGCCGAATTTTTTAACTTGTTAAAATCTGACATTGAGACTTGGCATGATGGATTGATTCCAAAAACAATCAAAATGCAGTCTCCTAACGGAACTGTTTTTTTAGTTTCAATTAATGATGATGGAAAATTAATAATTACGAAAGAAGGAATTGTGGATGGCGGTACAACTAGTAACTGACCAGTTGTCAAACGTACTAGATGATACTCTTAGAAGTCAGATTGTTGGTAATTTTAAGGTGGTTGAAAATGCTTTGAATGATTTAGATGCTGCCCAGGATAGGCTAAATTCGGATCAGGATAAGATTAATCAAAGCTTGAAAGATATTGATCAGGGTTTGGAAAGTATCAAAAATGACAATGAAATTAGAGATGCGAATGTTCAAGCTATCGTCAATATTCTGACTAAGTATGATGTACCGATTCAAATTATTAACGGCAAAGTAGTAGAGACTGAGGAAGGTGAGTAAATGGTTAGTACGATTACGTTGGATACGTACAAGCAACAAATTGGTTCAGGTGACGCATTCAATCTTAGTGATAGCTTCAATGGTCGGGTAGGTGACGAACAGGTTCCATTGGTTGTCCAGTTTAAAGAACGCGGGCTAGCACAACAGTTTCAAGATGGGCTAGTGCCATTTATGACTGGTTTTGTTGGTAGCCTGGATGAGAATAGCCAAGTAACAGCCGATACCGGTGAGGCCGTCAGCTATGTCGGGACCAGCGATGATATTGTTGGCCTAGGACGAGTAAAAATGAACCTGCCTGGAACCATGTTCCCACATGAAGGCTTTTTCTACGGCTTCTTGGGATTGCAAAATGCTGACGGTAAACGCGTCACGACCTTTAATGTCTGGTTTCACATTTATAATGGCAACCCAGACATGTTTGTTAATCAGGCACCGTTCAGAACTGAGTTGCAGAAAGTATTAGATCAGGCTCAAAATTTAATCGATTCTACTGATGGCGAGTTAAAAGCTAAAATTCAAGCGTTTGACGACAAGATTGTAGCCACCTTTGCCAAATGGAATGGAGACTATGCAACGATCCAGCAGACTGTCACAGACTTAACTAGCCAATTGGCAGATATTGCACAAAAAGTTAAAGACGGCAATGTTGTAACAGCAAAAGATTTAGATGATAAGTTGTCATCGTTTGAAGATAGATTTACCGAACTAACTGCAAGTGTTCAGACGGCGCTTGGCGACTTTCAAGATGGTAATGCTTTGAATGGTTACTTTAAAGATGAAATTGATGAGGTTGGTGGCCCAATTCCTAGTTATGCGTTAGATCGATTAAACCAATTGACAGAAATTCCAGCAAGCAATTTAAATGTGGGATTTATCACAGATAACCATCATCAACTAAGCAGCTATTCGCCGCATTCAATTAATCACTATGTTTATATGGCAGCGGCTAGTCGTCGTGCCCGCTTAGATGCCGTTGTTGCTGGTGGTGACAATACCAATGGCTGGTTTGGCAAACAAGAAAAGTTAGTGGAAACTCGGCAAGCAACGAGTGTGCTTGCTAATCGGGTTGCAGCGGGCACCGATGTTTACTATGTATTTGGCAATCATGACAACGGTGTGGGCCAGAATGGTAATAACACGCCAGATACGTGCTTGTCAGATGCTGAGATTAAAGCGTATTACCGCACCGCTGATAAGGTTTATGGCGAAACACGTGATGGCGATAGTCTATATGGCTACAAAGACTATAACGATAAGAAGGTCCGCTTGATCTGGCTGAATAGTTTTGACTTACCATATACGTTAAACAGTGATGGTACTTATGAATATGATTTTTTAACGCAGTCAGGCTATCAGAACCAGCAGCTAACTTGGCTGGCTAATCAAGCTCTTAAAGTGCCAGATAATAGCTGGCAAGTCATGATTTTTACCCATTGTCCCTTACCGGGAACGTTCGAAGTTGCTGCAGGACAACCCCAATTAAGCCAGTATAATTCGGACGTGCTAATTGGGATTATTAATGCGTTTCAATCAGGAACAAAATATAGTCAGGCCGATGCTGGTCGGACTTTTCCGATTAATGTGACTTGCGATTACACATCCCAAGGCAAAGCGGTCGTGATTGGCCTTTTCAATGGTCATATTCATCGAGACGGTCAAATGACTTACGATGGGATTAATTGTATCGAAACAGCTGCAAGCCTTTGTTCTAGCCGCAATCCCGGTAGAATAGAAGATACAATCGCTGAAGATTGTTGGGACATCTTCTCAGTTGATACTGCTAATCGAAAAATTCATGCTTACCGTTTCGGCTATGGCACAGACCGAGACTTCACGTATTAGGAGGTGAAAAGTTATGGAAAAGATGACAGTACAAGAACTTTCACAAGCGACTAGGAAGTTAAAAGCCAAGTTTGATGCACATGATGGTAGCAATGGTGATGCTAATTCACCTGCTCATTTACCTGCTACTTTTGAGCGTGACGGATTTGAATCTGCAGCGGATAAAGTTGTAATCGATAGTCGGGCGCAAACGGCCAGAACAACTACAGAGCTAGATGTGATGAATTTAGACTTTGGCCGCTGGATTGCTACCGGGTACACGAATGGGCCTAAAACTTATGATGGTCATGCTGCAATGGTAACAGTCAGTGGTCAAGGATCGTTTAAGCACATTAATTTTATGTCCATTGCAACAGGTCAAACTTTTGTACGTGATGTTTATGCTACGCACGACACTGGCTGGGCCGATACTAGTTGGATCAACTTAGTGCCGACCAATGGATTTACCGGTAAGCTACAGGTTAAATCTAACGATATGCAATCGACAAGATTAATCGAGGTTCAATTCGATTTAACGTGCAGTATTAAGAGTTCTGACACGATCACATTCGGCACATTGCCGGCAGGATTTCCACCACTCGACGCGGCCAGTGAACCAATGTACTTTCCGTGCCGGGGTGCATTAGACGATAAGACAAACGTATTAGCCTCAGTGTACTTGACTGCTGGTAATGAATTGACGGTCTTCCGCACTGATGGTGCCTATCCTGATAAGTCACTGGTTGCAGTAAGTGGCTACTTCAGTTACACACGATAGGAGGAATGAAATTGAAATTAATTTATCAATACACCGATGATGGCACGGTTACCGGTACTAGTGTGGTTGCTGACGACTATCAACTAGCTACTGGTGAAACATTCACGTTGCCACCGGCTGGATTGAATACGCCCTTAAAGTATGATGCAAGCACTGACAAGTTTACCGGTGCTGATAATCCTGAAGTGATTACACAAGGGGCAGTCGTGGGGCCAACATCTGAGCAAGAATCATTGACGGCAATAGCTCAGAAAATGGCCGATCAGCAGCAACATATTGCGTCATTAGAACAGGCACTAACAGCCTTAGCACAAGGAGGTACTAAATCATGATGATTGTATTCAAATTTGCATATCAGTTGTGGCACACGATGGATAAAACCGAAGTCGCTGCGGAAGTAGCTAAGAATTCGATTACGGCTGATGAATACAAGACGATTACCGGTGAGGACTACGTAGCCCAAATCATTAAATAACAGGAGGCGATGGTATGACAAAGACACTTGGCTTTGCGTATGAAACACCGCAAGAGGTTAAAGTTGGTGATGATGAAACCACGTTTACGCTGGTCTGTAAAAATGAAGGCCGGCTGGTAGACTTGACAACAGCGACGTCAATTACTGTCAAGATTGGTAACCGTAGTGGCTATCTACGCGGACAGCAAATTAGTATCGATAGTTTGGCCAATCTGCCAATTGGCCAATTCAAGTTTAAATTTGGCAAGGACATGCTGGCTAATCTCCCAACCGGTATTTATTTTTTAGAAGTCTGGGTGATGGACGCTCAAGGCACTAGTATTTATCCTAGTGGCAACCCACTCAGCTTTACAATAACAGCCAACATCGAGAATAGTTCGGGTGCGACTATTACAACGATTGCTTTTGATGATTTTGTTAAAGCAATGAATAAAGCTGCAAGCACGATTGACAAGGGTGATAAAGGTGATGATGGTCTGTCTGCCTACCAAGTCGCAGTAATTAATGGCTATCATGGTTCGCAAACGGACTGGTTGGCTTCTTTGAAAGGTGATACTGGGACTGTTGATAACACTGGGTTAATTAGTGCACCTGCATTCCAGAGTTTGCAAGCCCAAGTTAATAACAGTGCTGTAGGGACTAACCTATTAACCGGTACTGGTTATCATACTGTTACAGGATCAGGGACAAATGTCCAAGGATACTTATCAAATGAAACTACTGACGATCTGTTAACCTTATTTAAAGGATTAGAAGGGCAAACTGTAACTGTATCAGTTGACTATGAATACTCAGGATTCGTTGCTGGAAGCGTTTCTAACCGTATAGGGTGGGAAACAGCAATAGAAGCAGATACCACAACACATTCCGGCCCATGGTACTATCCTAATAATGATTCTGGTTCAGGGAGAATGTCCGCAACATTTGTGGTACCAAAAAATATAACAAAGGTCTGGTCAGCCATGGGATATATTCAATTTTCAGGTTCTGGAACTGGAGCTTTAAGTCGTCTTAAATTAGAAAAAGGTAGTGTAGCTACTGATTGGTGCCCTAATCCATCAGAAATTTTGACGCAATCGGATTACGCAAAAATAAAAGCGGCTATTGTGGCGCTAGGGGGGGCTTTATCATGAGTTTTGATTTAAGCGAATTTTTAACAGAAGGATTAATTAGCAGTATTAACAACGGGTTGATTCCATCGGATTTAGCAACTGTATACGCTGGAAATTATCTAGTAAAATCACTGATTACCCAAGCTCAGGTTACTAAGGTATCTGATACAATTACAGCCTACAAGGCCGCACAGGCAGCAGCAGATAAGGCACAGCAGCAAGAGGAAAATCATACGTCTGCGCCGGAAAACACATTAAAATAGGAGGCAGACAATTGAATAAGCACAATTTAAAGGCACTCATCTTAACGTTGGGCGCCATTTTTATGGCCTTTTTAATGGTCAATGTTACCAGTCAGGCTGCTCGTATGGATATGGTCGATGTGTCTAATAACAACGGCTACATGTCAACGACAGAGTATGTTTCGATGCGTAATGAATTTGGTGTTAAGGCCCTTACCGTAAAGATTAGTGAAGGTACAACCTTCAAAGATGGCTATGCTGCTAGCAATATCGCTAATGGTCAAGCAGCTGGCTTATACGTCAACGGCTATCACTTTGCCCATTATAAAACTAAGGCTCAAGCAATTGCCGAAGCTGACTTTGCTGGTCAGGCAGCCAAAGCGGCCAGACTGCCAGTGGGCGCAGTATTGGCAACGGACGTAGAATCGGCTGAGGAACAAGGAATCTTGTCACAAGCGGCCAACGACCGCAACAATGCTGCCTTCATGAAAGAGATTCAGAAGTTTGGTTATCGGGCCGACATTTATACGTCTGGATCATGGGCTAACAACAAGATGACCATCAAGGGCAAAACAGGTTGGGTTGCTGGTTACCCCTATGTCATGTCTGGTCAGAAGTGGTATACGAATAACAATGCCTGGCAATGGTCCGGGGCAGCTCGTTTCCGGATTAGCTACGGTGGCTTTGACGTCAGTCAACTTTATACTGATTACTACACAGCTGGTCAGAAATCAACGGTCAAGCCAACCGATCCAAATGCCGTTAATGATAACAACCAGGAGGCCAACAAAAACACTTCCAAGCCATCTAATTCGGTCAAGTGGGTCAAGGAGTCAAAAAACTATACGCTCAAGACGGCGGTTAAGCTGCGCACTGGCACGTCAACGGCATCAAGTGTGATTGCTATCTTGCCAGCTGGGACTACGGTCAAAACTGACCAAGCTATCATTCAGAATGGTTATCGCTGGGTACGTCAGCCACGATTTAATGGTTATGGTTATCTAGCAACCGGCCCGGCAAGCAATACGCTGGAATACGTAAAGAGTGGTGCAACTCATACGTATTACACAGTCAAGTCTGGCGACAGCTGGTGGGCAATCGCACAACGCAACAGCCTGAGCATGACTACATTAGCTAGCCAGAACGGCAAGACGATTTACACCACTATCTATCCCGGCCAGCGATTGGTGGTGCGGTAATTGCATACACTATTAGGATTAGGTTGGGATGAATGGGGATCGATTGTTGCCATTGTCACTAGTATTTGTGTATTAGCTAATTGGATTCTCAATAAAACGGTCCGTATCCCACTTAACAATTTAGGCAAGCGGCTTAGCCGTTTTACTGATGAAAGTTTAAAAGTACGACAGCAAAACGCCGAAACAATTAACGCAATTGAAAATCGGGTCATTAAGGTAGAAGACCGGTTAGATGGTCATGACATTGAACTTAAACATCTATATGAAAAGGAAGCTAAAGGAAATGAAAAAAATTAGTTTTAAGAATGCCGATGGAAGCTTAAATGGTAAGTTGATTGCTGGGATTATTTCGTTGCTGATTGTTTTGATTCAACAGGTACTAGCTGTATTTGGCATCAAGTTTGCCGGTGACTGGTCAGCCATTGTCGCTGTTGTCAACACTGTATTAACGATCCTTGGTATGTTGGGTGTTGTTACTGACGTTCAAACAGTGACGGCACCAACAGTTAAAAGTGATGAGGAAAGCCAGATTGAAGCGACTGCTAATCAGACCGCTGACGAAGTGCCAGCACCAACGTCAGCGGTCGCTACAGTAGATAGTTCTGCATCATCTGACACTGAAACGGCGTCAGAATCCGCTTCACAAGCAGCAAAATAGTGCTATAATAGTTGTTGGCTATAACTTGATATAGAGTTTCATTCATTGTGGAGCTTGATCACTCTGCAACTTTTCCCCTGCGCTTCGGCGTGGGGGATTTTTTGTGTAAAAAGCCGCCTGCTGTAAAGGCAGACGGCTAATACATAAGAAAAAGTATCTTAGCGAAAGAGGAAACCAGATTATTACTAGGTTCCATTATTATCATAGGAATACATGAGAAATCGTGCAACTTTAATACTCACTACTGTGAAACTGGCATTACTGGTAATTGGCAGGTGGTATTCTAAAGCTGGTTATTCTCACACTTATTATAAGGTCAAGTCTGGTGATTCATGTTGGTTGATTGCCCAACGGAACGGGCTAAGCATGTATACACTAACTAGCCAGAATGGTAAGGCAATTTACAGCACGATTTACCCTGGCAACCAGTTACAAATTAACTAACAAACAATCCCCACATCAACCGCAATTGGCTGGTGTGGGGATTGTTAATTGCTAATATAAAAATTCGAACCAGTTATCTGGAAATCCCCAATTTACTAAGTTAGCGTTTGGGTATGTTTCTGAATAATGTTTCAAGTCCAACATGCACGATGAAAAATAATTTGAACTAGAACACAATTCCTTTAAAATATATAAGATTGGGAAAGTTGTGTTTTCTCGTAAATTTGGGCAGGAGCGGATATCACTTAATTGAAAGGTTGGATGAGTAGAATATCTACGGCTAAACGTGCGACTATTATGTGCGCAACAGTTCCTGACAAGAGTGAGATAATGGAGCCAGTTTTCCATACGATTGTTGTTTGGATTGTTAAATGTTTTACGTGAAAATTCTTTTTGATCAAAAGTTTTCATATCAGAAAAAAATTTTGATAATGTGCCTAATGAGCACATTTCAAATGTAACCCAAATCGGAAATGTATCGTCATATACTTCTTGGTAGTGTTTAGCATATAATTCATTTCTGGTATTTGCCTGGTTCTCATCGTCTTTAATTTTATTTAAAAAATTGGTTCTGTATTCCGTCGATTTAAAAAAATCATCATCGATATACGCTAAAGGACCATAACTTAAAGCAATATAGCTTCCTAGTTTTGATTTTATTTGAGTTTCAACACGCATTATGAGTGATAAAAGGAGCATGTGTAGTTTTTGATCAAACATATAGGAGTCATATATATCATCAAATGAAGTATTCGGTCTAAAGTGATCCTTTGAATCATAAAAGGGTACACAATAGCCCTTAAATTTAAAATAACCGATATTTTCAATTTTTTGTGCTGTTTCTGGTGAGTTGACAATATTCAAGTCTCTAGAAAACAGAATGTCAATTTGCTGGTTAACTGTAGTGGCTGTTCTATTGTATGTTCCCAT